AGTACATTGGGAAGATATTCACCTCCTCAAACCTAGCCAGTATGCCTGGCCTGCCGAGCTTGGTCGCCTCCTAGACTGTGAAACGGTTAATTACGCTCGCCGTGGAGCCTGCTTCCAGCAGATAGCTAGACAGTGTGCTGAGGCACACAAAGCTATCAAGGCTACGGATACTGTCATAGTAATGTGGACATATTTAAGTAGGATTAGTCTACAGTGGCCTGCTAGGACAGCAGTACCATTTGCAACTGTATGCGATAGAAATTGGGGATGGCAAACTGTGCAGCTAGGATTTAATAAACTGTTTGGGCTAAGTCGTGCAGCTACTGCACAAAAGGATCACGATGAAGAGATACACGAATATATAGAAACTTCCGTACGCAACACCTATACTCCACCATTAGGCGCATTTGATAGATACTATAACAACATGTTACTACAGCAGATGACTGATGGATTCTTACAGTCAACAGGAGCAAGGATAATACATTTATCTGTAGAACCAACTACATGTTTAGATCAGTTAAATCGCACTAGACTTGAACTTCATAAGTCACTGCAGCAATATGATCGCATATCTGAACCCACAGCATGGTATACACTATCTGTAGATCATTCTAGTTCACATGTGATACTAGATCCCCAAATTCCACTAGCACCAAATGACATGCATCCATCAGAGCAGCATCATCGTAATTTTGCACTGCATATTTGCAAGAAATATTTTACTTGAGTAATTGTACGGGCATTTGTGACACTGTAGCTTGTACAAGGTCTCCCGCCAAATCCCAATGTTCACTCATCATTTCAAACGGTTGTCTATGAATGCGTGAGTATGCTGAACGGCCTATTTCTCTATAGTACGAACGATGCATACCACGATGCTTCCTATATTGGGGGAACGCTCCGTAGACTAGCAGAGCTGCATCTCCTACCGTTTTACAGTCACGTGCTGATTCAGCGGTTAAATAAAGCTCTGCGAAAGTCTTGTCTAGCGTCACTCTAGGCTTATCAGTGTATTCAGCCATTACTGCTGTTGTGTACTGTTGCAGTTCGTATGGTAAGCACAGTCCTTGGGTTCGGATCACTTCTCTAACCAACTGTTCAAACATTTCTAAGTACTCTGCTTGCATACTGTATTTATAAGTAGGGGGAAGGAATATAAATGTGCCTAAAATTGTCAACCATTGTGTAAGGGGTGTTTTATCGTGTTGCAAATGGTGTTGAGTAAAGGTTGGAGAAAAATTGCGTTAATCGCCTGCGGGCTTACCGCTTAACGCTTCGCGCAAGAAATACTGCGCTAAATATCCATATGAGAATAATTGCTTTTGGATGCAGTATGACATTTGGTCAAGGACTGCCAGATTGTGTACAAGGTAAGAAAAGAGATTTGCCTAGTCAGTATGCTTGGCCTAGTGTGTTGGGAAGATTAACAAGGAGACCTGTGATTAATCTTGCAGTACCTGGTGCAAGCAATTTAGAAATTTTACATACAATAAAAAAATTCAGCAACACAATTGGATCCCATGATATTGTGTGTGTGATGTGGAGTTACATAGAAAGAAGTTGCGTAATCAAAAATGATTCTGTATTACAGATTGGGCCATGGATAGATAAGCCTTACAGTAGAGAATATTATAGATTACTTCATGATGCCAGTCATGATAGATTTATGTATCAATTGTATGTGCATCACGCAGACTACACGTTAAGATCACATACAGATAATATCTTATATACTGAAGTTTTAGAATCTGGTGCTTTTCCTTTACAACTGCAATGTATGCCTGTAAATTATGGTAATATACCAGTAGCTGAAGATCAACCTGCACATGATCTAGGAATAGATGGAATGCATCCTGGCATCATACAACATGAACGATTAGCAAAACAAATCCTGCCTTATGTCAGACCTTTTCTATAATCCACAACTGTATTTTACACCAGCTGATTGTGCAGAAATATTTGCAAACCCTTTGCAATTTACTAAAGGTTGTTGGAGTAAATTCAATACCTGCATTAGGAGTGATTTAATAACAGATTTTTATACAACTAAGCATTGGAGTATAATCAAAAACAAAATGCCAGGATCGCATCTACATCGGATGGATCACCTCCATGCAGGGTTCACCTTACACTGTTTACCTCCTGGAACTTATTATGGTTGGCACACGGATGAGATTTCAAAAAAAGGTGTAAGTGTTAGATCAAGAACAGTGGTTATAACAGTTAAAAAAGGAATCAGCAGTTTACTGGAAACTGAAAAAGGTATTTTTGATTTACCAGAGGGTTGGGGTATACAGATACCAATTGGAGATCAATATCAGATATTAGGACCACAGATTACGAAAGATAATCACGATAACGATCACTGGGTGTTAATAGGCTGGGGAATGCAAAGACTAAGCGATTATTATTGGAAAAAGAATTTTGATAACTAGTTAGGTCGGTTTTGTTTAGGAGGTAATAATCTTGTTGAGTCGATCTTATACAAGTCGAACATTTCTCCGCCTTCGGATTTACTAGTTCCTAAACCACCTAGAGAATCACCTTCTTCACCAAATAAACTTTCCTCATCTTCTGTAGCTTGATTGAATGCACCTTCTACCCATGTGCCATTACGAGCCTGTTGCATCGCTGCTTCTAGCTGTGCATGCTGTTCTTCTGTGTAGGGTAATGAGTATGCACGGGGTTCTGTTTCATTATCGTGCAGCACCCACATGAATATACGTGTATCAGAATTAATATAACCTAGCAGTGTAAATTTGTCTAGTGCATAACGTGTGGTAGGATAACCTAATACGCTACCATAGAAAGTGTACAACCCAATTGCACAAGCTAAAGATACAGGTATTATATAATAGAGATGTACACTGCCTCTTGTGCTGATCATAGCATATATAACTATCAATACAGCAACTATCGCGATAATTAAAAGGTATGTCATTAAAATCCTCCTGAACCTTGTGTTGTTGTTGGGCCTGTAGGAGCTTGAACTAATCTCTTAGGCAGTCTGTTAATTTTCACAGCAGCACCGTCCTTGTTTAGTGTGAATCTCACAAATGTTTCTTCCTGCCCACGAGCTTGTAGTGTTTTACTGTCAGTAAAAATAACCTGGAATGGATTTAGCCTGATAACTTCAATGTTAACATCAGCCGGAATACCTGTACCGTAAGATTCGGAACCAATGCTTGGACTACTGTAATAATGAGCATTAACTACATAGTCGCCTGGTTGTAGTGCTCGCAGTGTTACAATTTCTCTATTAAGGAATATCTTTTCCATCTTTCCGTTTGGCATTACGTAATAATCATTACGCACTCCAAGATCGTCTTTGTCTAGATGTACATGCCCGGCGACAGTGTTTATGTAGCTGACTTTGCCATTAGGAGTTTCTACCCAGAGGTCAATATCGCCTTCGTGATCATCCTGCCAGCTCATTACGATCATTATCTCTGCTTTGTATTCTATTTCAGATGTTTTGGCAGGATTGTTAATCAATAAGAAGCTGATTAGGAACAGCATCACAAAACCAAGTATTAAGTTGAACAGTAAATCTATAAAGGCAAGATTTGATACGTAACGTCTATCCATCTACGTGCTCATCCACTAACACAAGTTGTAACTTTAATAGCACACTCGCAATCAAGCCAACCAGTGTAGTCCATAGAGCAGTTCCCATTCCTGTAGCCATCATACCTAGTGCTTCCTGTACACTTGCGGTATCTTCTACATTAATACCTGTAAACACTGTAGTCAACATATAGATAAATCCTACCACAGTTCCTATCATTCCTAAGCTCAGCATGGTTTCACCAGCGAACCATTCTGGATTGGTGCTAAATGTGTATCTGTCTTTATCACGGTCAAATCGGTGTAATCTGTAGCCTAGTCTTAGAGAGAATAAGAAATATAATCCTATTATTACCCAGCTAATCTTAGTAATGTCACTCTTGTACAAGCTGTCTAGGAATCCAAATGTCCAGCTGAGATACATTACCAATACACTTACACAGAGTACCGTATACCATTTAAGTCGAGTTTGTATGTTTTCATTCATCAGTTATTTATCTCACCCCATTGTTTAAAAGTGTAACACTTGGTGTCTACGGTGTGTATATAATCCGATCTATCCTGTGTGCGGATGCGTCCTTGGCCATATACGATGTCATAATCTCTATATGCTACTGGTCTCTGTACTGTAACGTCTATGTATTCGCCATAACCTGTACCTAGTGTAAGGAATGTTACCCAGCGGCCATTAGTACCGCGGAATGCACGACCATTAGCTACAATGCCTGCAAACTCTACACGGTCAAGCCACTGCTGCCGTACACCCAACCCATCCGGAAATCCTCGATGCCACCAGCCCGGCTCTGCAGGTACTTTCACCCTGTGTGCTTCACAGTTGTACACCCAGCGCCTGTAACTGCCTTGGCAATGTTTTAGACATGCTGCCCAGAACTTACGTTTGTTATGTGCTTTCTGATATGCCAATGCCCAGATAAGTCTTCCTAAGTTAACAGCATGCGCCCTGCACAATCCAAAGCCACTTAGCTCTTGTAGTGCAGCAATAGCTTCCTGCTTGCGTGGGTGATCGCCTATCCGCTGCATAAATTCAAGTATCCTTGAATCGTTCTTCTTTGCAAATGCACGGCGATACATGTCTGCTTCGTAGTTGTCTACATCTATTATATCACTGATAATCTCAATAGCATCATCCTCAAACACTATTGAGTCCTGTACTGCTTCTCTGCTCCAGTCGTGGAACATAGCAGCCTTCTGCCTACCTGACAGTGCTACTGGACGTATCAGTGCAGTAGCAAACACACAATCTTCTACGCTCTGTGGTTGTAGCGCACGGAATAGCCTACGCATCGCAGGGGACTCGCCTTGCGTAACACCTAGTACATCTCCCCTGCACAACAGTTCACTTGTAGCAGGATCCGTGCGTGGATAGTCTGCAAGTGCTGTATCCGGATCTATCTCTAGCAGTTGCGACAATCCACGATTAGCTAGGATATCTACCTTAAGGTGCTCTAGGTCTTCTACTTCGTATTTGTCCAGTAGTATTTGATTATCTGCTGATATAAGGCTTTTAGGTAACTGGCGTGTAAACATTACTACACCGCCACAGTGCTTGCTTATACAACGCTTCTTGCCCAAGAGCTTGCGTTCTATACGTTTAGCTTCTTTAGGATCCACACCCGCAGATTCATACGTAAATCCACGCTTTAGTGCTCCTGTAGCGCCCAAACGCTTTGCTGCTTCTCTACGTGCGCTCTTTTCTTTATATGTAACGTAGTTGCTTAAACGTGCAGTTTTACCAGGCCATTTTTTAAATATCCTCTGCATAACTTCATTCTGCCTGTGATGTTCAAAGTCTATGTCAACATCAGGCAAGTCGTCACGCATTGGATTCATAAAACGTGCAACTGGTATACGCCACTGTACAGGATCAACATCTGTAATACCAAGTAGGTAACAGATGAGGCTAGAGCCTGCGCTGCCACGTGTCATGTGTGTGAGGTCGTCTGTGAGATCTATTATATCACATATTTGGAGGAAGTAATCTGTGAAGCGTTGATTGAGGATTAGTTCGAATTCTTCTACTAGTCTTAGCTTATATTCTTCGCCTTGTGGTATGGGTCTTTTGAAGCGACCCATGAGCCTTTCTATATTATCTAAATCTGTATTTGCCATTGTGCCTTTCTTTGCCTCTATGGCAAATATTTACTTCCTAGTAGGTGTAAGGCACAATGATCTGATTAGCCTACAAAAGCTTTCTCTACTACATAATCTCCTGGAGTTCCTGTGTTACCTTCTGCAAATCCATTTGCATCAAGTACACGTTTTAGATCTTCATTAAACTCCATACTGCCACAAAGCATTACACGATCTTGTTGAGGATCCATTTCTCCTAGCAATACCTTATCATCGATAAGTTCTGTGATGCGTTTTTGATATCCTATGAACAATTCGTCTCTTGTTACAATAGGAAATAAATTTAAATCATAACCTGTTAAGTCTGCTCTATATGCTTTAAGTTCATCTTGCTCTCTAACACTCCATGCCACGTTAACTTCTGCAAAGACATTAAAGATATCTTTCTGTCTTACTAGACTCATAAAAGGTGCAATACCTGTTCCTGTTGCAAGTAACCAAAGCCTGCGACCTGGCTTTAGGTTTTCTAATAACAGGGTGCCTGTTGCCTTAGTACCTACTTCAACTGTATCACCAGGCTGAATATTTTTTAGCCTTGAAGTAAGTGCTCCGTCAGGCACCTTGATCGAATAAAATTCTAAATGATTATCTGTAGGAGAACTGGTAATCGAATAAGCCCTGCGTACCTTATCACCAAGGCCAATCATTACAAACTCACCTGCTTTAAATGTGTATCCTACTGGCTTGTCTGTAACAAATCTAAACAGTGTATCGGTATAGTGTTGTACTTCTCTAACCATTACAACATGTTTATCGTTTTTTGGTTTTTCAGCAACCTGTTCTGCTTGCAGTACTAATAGTTCTGCTTGCCATTCTGCTTCTGATAAAGCATGCCATCCTCTACAAAAATCTGGACTTCGTCCGCATCCACACGCCATAGTTCTCCTTTAGTCTGATTCAGTGTTTAGGTTATTTAAGAATTCTTTAAGTTTTGTACTGTCAGTCTTGGCTTTGATCTTACCTACTGTATCTCCTTCTGCAGGATCCTCTCTTACTGTTTCCTGTTGTGTTTGTGCAGTCCTTTTGATCTGATCAAACACTGTGCTCTTACGTTTGTTAAATTCTTGATAGTCTTCGTCTTCATTCATATCACGTATACGCAGATTATCAATATCAAATTCTAAATCTACTTTACTACCGACACCACTTGAGTTACGTGTTTTCATTAGCTGTATCTGATATCTACCACGCTCTCGCATAGCCCTACTTGTAAAGATACCTATTACATTATCCGCAGTTTGTATCTTACTAAGTCCGCCAGATATGTGCGAATGATCAAACTCTATCTCCTCTACGCTTGCCCTGTTTAACTGACTAGCTGTAACAAACAGTGTATTAGTTTCCATTGCTAGATTACGTAGTTCTTCACTTACATATTTGTCCTTAACAAACAAGTTCTCTGCTGATATACGTTTAGCAATAGGCATCATTAGATCTAAGTAATCAACAAGTATTACTTCAATCTTACGTCCTGTCTTAACTTCAAACTCTTTAATGTAACTACGTAGATCATTTGCAGTCTTACCGCTTGGCATATACTTGACCTGGAAAGCACCGGACTTCTTCCCTATCATCCTTACTTTCATTTCCACATCGTCTATGCTTTTAAATATTTCTCTGCTGGGTATGTCAGTAACCATACTGTCAAGCCTCATGCTTACAATATTTTCACTAAGCTCAAATGTTAAGTATAGCACATTAAGTCCCGCAAGCGCCCAGTTCACTCCTAGATTAGCTAAGAACAAACTCTTACCAGCACCACTACCGCCTGCAAATATGTTAAGCTCTCCCCTGTTAAATCCTCCAAACAATCTTTTATCTAGTGTAGCCCAACCTGTGCTAACCTGTCCGTTGCGGCTTTTTATTTCTTCTAGTCTTGTACGAGGATCTCTCCAATAGTCTGTTCCTAGGTCTTTCTGCAATCCTATCTGTACTGCTTTCTTAACTAAATCTTCAACAGGTCCATACTCGCCTTTCTCTAGTAAGTCTGCTGACTTGAGGATTGCATCTTCTAATGCTTTATGCCTGCTAAATGTTTCAAACTCCTGTAACAGCCAATCATAGTGTTGTTCTTGTAGTGTACCAGGATTTTTTAAATCACATTTAGCTGCAGCATTAATCATGTCAAACGTAGGCAATGCGTTATGCTCTGCTACATAATCTTTTAAGAATTCTGCAGCAGGTTGCAAACGCCTATCAAACGTCTTTGGTTCAAATACACCTTGACATCTTACATAGCTTTCGGCATCTGTAAGGAACATCTCAAGATATACCTTTTGTATATCGTATCCGTAATCTACATTTTGTCTTGACATTTATTCAAATATTTAAATATATTTTTTTTCTTGCAACCAAGGTATGATAACCTGGTCTGTAAATAGTTTATGCTGTTCACTTGTTGGGTGAATACCGTGTTTCGGAATTATAATATCAGTATTTTCTTTACACCATTCGTAGCAACCTTTATTACCTAGTATAAAAGGATTCCAGTTTATTAAATTTATAAGATGCTCTGTTACAGGACTAGCATGTATATCTTCTAAGACACTATCCATATAAGTAAGCATAAAATATTTAATGTTGTACTTTTCTAACAACAATTGTGTATATAAAATATATTCTAAAGTTTTTATAACACCGAACATAGGATCATAAAATCTATAAGTATTCATGGCATACGGATTTTTCCAGCGAGCATTTTGTATAACCCATCCACCTGGATCATTTTCTACAAAATTGTCAGGATTTACCAACCAACCATCATAATTCCGTGATCTCAATTTATGTATGATATGTTGATCAGTTGTATAAAATTCACTTCGACTAGTTCCACTCCACATGATGCCAACAAGGATATTTTCATAATCATCTTGCTGTGATATTTCATAAATTAATTTTCTGGCAATTAGACCGTTACCTTGACTCCCCATAGAACAGTTAGTCCATGAAGACGGTTGTAAAATTTTATTCAGTTGTGCAGTCCACGGTTGTACCCCTCCTGTATATGTTTCTCCAAAACTACAGGCACTAGTTATTAAAATCATAATTTATCCCCATCGTAAATAATGCATTTACTGCATTTTCAGTTGGCTTACGTGCAAACACACACCATTGTAACACTTCTTCGTCTGGATAGTTTTCTGCAACATAATCTCGGAAGCTCTTACCTGTTGTGTATACATCGTCTACAACAAGCACAGGATCGTCTATGTTCTGTGTACCGTATCGATTAAGTGCTTCGCCTAATGCTACACCGCCTCTGGGTATACCTACAGCAGCTCGCCAGTTACGAGGTTCAAACTCGCGGATAATATGTGCAAGGGCAATCCATTCTTCTGGTGATATAGCATCACACTCAATTTTCCATGTAAGTGGTAAGCCTGCATGGCTTATAAAATTTATTTTTTGGAATAGGTCTATGTTAATGTTTTTATTCATGAAAATACCTTTACATTGTATAGTTTACTAAATTCTTGTGCATCTGTCAATGTGTTTACTATAGGTTTGCCTTTTATATTGAGGCTAGTGTTTAACAGCATAGGACAGCCTGTTAGTTCGTACCATCTTTCCAACAATAATCTAAAACCAGGGTGATCTTCTTTTGTAACTGTTTGAACTCTGCTTGTTCCGTCTGCGTGGATAACTGCAGGGTATCGTTCAGGATCCTTACAATGTGCGGTGTACTGCATATAACGTCCGAAGGGCGGCTCAAATAAACTGGCTGCATATTCTTGAAGAACTGCGGGTGCAAATGGTCTAAACTTCTGTCTGCGTTTGATGGCATTGACTTTATCTTTAATATCCATACGCTGAGGGTCAGCAAGAAGGCTGCGAGCGCCAAGGCTACGAGGACCGAACTCGGCTCTTCCTGACGCAACCCCTGCAATACCCGTTTGCATAAGTTCATTAACGATTTCATCTACTGGATATTCTCCTTCTATATCGTAACCTAAATAAGGTCCAGGCCACTCTGTATGTGTACCTCTGTGTGCAAGTACTGCTCCTATGCAACTGCCTGCATCACCTGGATTAGGCATTATCCAAACGTTATCAGCACCGTTCCAATGCTCAACTATCTTGCTGTTAGCACTACAATTCAAAGCACAGCCGCCCATAAACACTATATTACTGCTAGTGTATGTCCTGGCTACAGCCTTACTTATCCTAGTTAAAATATATTCATATGCCCATTGTGTTCCGGCTGCTACATCATATGCCCATTGGGTAAACTCTTGCTTACCGTCTATTATATTGAATGCAATTTCAGTAGGCTCCCACCACATACATCCTCTATGTAGATTGTGTTTCAAATGGAAATTAGGCAAACGATCAAACATATTAAGAAGATTTGAACTCTTATCCCAAAATGCATTTAATATCTTTTCTCCATACTGACTGGCATTGCCATATGCTGCCATGCCCATTAATATGTACTCTTCCTCATTTGGTTTAAGTCCAATACGTTGTGTCATCGCACTATACCAAATGCCTATACTGTTAGGATAGTTCCAGGTACGCTTACATGTAAGTTTATCGTACTCACCTTCCCATACGCTAAGAGTATTCCATTCGCCAATAGCATCAATAACTAGCACAGTTGCATGATCAAATCCGCTAGTATAGTATCCAGCTGCTGCATGTGAATGATGATGCCCTACTGTTGATATAGGTGCTGTTAAGCCAAAAGATTTTAAATATTTTTTTATACAATTCTTGTTTAATAAATCTTTTTGCCCAGCATATAGTTGCCGTGTAGTTTTAAGGAAAGGTTTTTCGTACCATACAATCCTATCAGGTTCTCCCCATTGTAATGCGTAATTGACAATATCTTTATTTAGATGTGGATCATTTTTTATTCCACTAAACCTTTCTGTATGACTAGCAAATTTGATAACATCATTATGATGTACAGATATTGCCGCATCGTGACTATTTGCGCTCACGCCCCATGTTATCATATTTTAATCATAAATAAAAGGATCTTGTTTTCGTAGTTCTTTTAATCTTTTCCTAAACTCTATTTCTTCTTTTATCCAAAAATAAGGATAAGTTATATAATATTTTATTTTACTAACGATTTTTTTTAACCAAACCATTTTTTTACCTTTAATTTTATTTTTAACGATGATCTTTCAGCAGATTTAATAATATTATAAAGAGTTAAAACTCTGCCATAAATATTTACCGCATCTGATATATCATTAATCTTATCTGACCAATTTGGCATGCTTACTTGCCATCCTAAATCAATAGCCTGTTCGGTTAATTTTTTTCCAGATTTGTCTTTATCTGGAACTACAATAATATTTTTATTGTAAGTTTCAATTAACATTTTTTGTAAAGATGAAATTTCTGAACCTAAAATGCTTACACCGTTAATGTGTAATGCATCAAACGGTCCCTCACAAACTATTATAAAATTATTATCAAATGATTGGTTGTCTAGATTATAAACAAATCCTGGTTGCGATTGTGTTAAGTATTTTGGTTTTGCATCATTTATACTTCTTGCAGTATAACCTACTATCTTTGAATTAAAAGTAAAAGGTAAAATTAATCTTGTATTGTAACCTACAGATGGTGACCAATAAAAATTTGTGTCTTCTAAACATAAATTCCGTTTTGCAATATATTCAAATATAGGAATGATTTTGTTAGGTATATTTGTTACATTATTGATACATTGAGACTGTGCTGGTAATTCAATAGTTTTAAATTTTGGCAGTTGAAGTTCTGGAATTTTCTTTGTAGCTATATCTGTTTGCCGCAACAGAGCTAGAGTTAACTTATTAATTAACTCATCAGTTACATTTATCCATTGCAAAAATTTTTTGAATTTAACTGTTAATTGCCTGCCATTTTGCCAGTTGCATTTAAAACCACAATTAAAACAATGGTAGCTTACACCTGATTCAGGATGTATCATTAAGCCACCTCGTCCTCTTGTATCCTGGGCATGCCCATTATTATGGCAACAAGGTGCATTGAACGAAATCCACCCGCTAGGTGTATTTTTTCTTTTCGCTGGTATGTGTGAAATTACAATATCAGATACAGATAACATTTATACAGTATAGCATCAGTATTGTCGAAAGTCAATTTCTAATTAAAATTTTATTAATTTTATCTGTAGGATCGGCTGCAGCACAAAAACGCACAAAATTATATACACCATTAAAATTATAAATAGTAGGTTCTGTTTCGTCCCCAGCTAATGTGATAGTGTCAATTGTTGCCCAATTTGTTGCAGACGAAACTGAATTATCTAATGTAACTTGTATGCTTACATCACCTATGTAATCTATATTATAGATTGCAGCAGTATGTAGAGCTTCATTGCCATTGATACTCGGTTCAGCATTTATTGAACCAGTATACCAAAATTCGTTGTCTTTGGTAAAATTTGATACGCTTTTAGATTCTCTCGGACCTGGAAATGCATAATCATCTACAAATAATGTAGCATTATTATCAAAGTGACTGTCGGCAAAAGTAAGATGATTGTCGCCTTCTAAGTCTGTTAGATAAATGTTATAACTTAGATATTGCCTTTGTATGTCTAACAAATCATTTTCTGAAATTGTAATTGTAAACGTTCCTTGTACAGAATTTGCTACTGTTCCAGCTCTTCTAATTACTTGTCGTTTTGTTTCGTCAAATGCTACAAATGTAGGCATATAATCAGTTATATCCATTGGTTTTTGATCTGCATTCACTATTTTAAACTGTATTTTATTATCAATACCTCTATAGGCTTTTATTTGTCTACTATACACTGGCATGTACTCCGTGTGAAATCCTGTTTCATATGTTACAATTATATTTGATTCTTTTAATAAATATCTTGGTATAAGTTGCATATTATATTTATTACGAAAGAATTCTTAAATAATGCTTAGAAAAGATATAGAAGAAAAATATCCTTTTATTAGTTTGATACAATACGGAGGCAAAGAATACGTAGGAATTGTTGTTAATCAAGATCAATTTATCACAACAATATTAGATTATTCTAATTTGAAAAATATTTCGCATAAAAAATATTTTTTAGAACTAGGTGAACTTTGGTGGATGGAAAGTAATAGAATGATTCCTATTACTATTTTTTTAAGAAATGATATAGAACATTTACGATATTGTTTAAGAAATCTTAATTCAAAAGATGTAAAGGTATTACTAGGACCTGTAGTAAATTTAGGAAGTATGCATCTAAAAAGGATTAAAAGAAAAAGTATTCAAATGGTTCGTCGCCCTAAAAAATAATTATTCATGTGATAGTTTTTTGCATAATAAATTCATGTGTATTACAACAGCAACTGCATAAGATATTGCATGCGCTTTTTTAAAATAATATTCTCCATTAGTAGGTTTAATCCAGACTTTTTTTTCTATAACATCCCACTCTTCTTGCAATAAAAATCTTTTTGCAGGTCGAATTATTGCAAGCACAGCAGCGAGTTGTTCTATGTTTCTAGGTTTAAGTTTTGCACAAATTTCATAATGTCCTGCCAAATGAAACAATAAATCTACAAACTCTTTATGTTCTAAAAGCTCCCACAACGGTTCTTGTTCCATAAGTTGTAGTAGATGTTCTTCATTTTTTATTTCACTGTATATTGAGACATTTAGAAAATCTAATTTAAAATATCCACGATCTTCTGCAACTTTGTAATCAATTGTAGCTACATTTGTAAAAGGATTACAAGGTATTTCAGTTACATAAATGCCTGTATTATGCTTTTTATTATTAGGTAATGCAGCTATCCTATGATCTATGATAGATAAAATTTTGTTTCTATCAGCAAAATCTATATCAATGTCAGGCATATTTTGTATATTTTTTTGCTTTTTTGTTTGCTATTTTCCAAACTAACGGCGAGACACGATCTTTAAAAGTTATACCTTGTAAATGATCCCACTCATGTAAAAAAACTTTTACGCTATAATCTGTTAGGTGTGTGCGTTTCTTTTCTAAGTTTTCATCATAGTATTCTACAAGAATTTCTTTTGGTCTTTTTACTTGTGCAAAAACATTAGGAAAACTTAGGCAGCCTTCTACATCAATTACAATTTCTTCAGTATGTTGTAAAACTGTAGGATTTATAAGCATTGAGCTATTTTCTTCACTGTCACCCATTACAAATAATTGTGCATCTAATCCTACTTGATTAGCAGACAATCCGATACCATTGTTAGAAAGCATAAATTCAACCATTTCTTTTTTTAGTTCTACTGGATCAAATGTAGGAACATTAATATCTACATCTGCAACTTTTTTTGTAAGGAATTCATCCGGATAATATACAAGTTTCATAATTTGCTTTCTTTAATAATTTGTTTTGCTAATTCTAAATCTCTTGTTTGTCTTTTAAATTTTAATGCCCAGTGTTCAGGATCAACGATATGATATATCATTTTTAATTGTTCTTCATTGAATTTATCAAGCATCTGTTTTCCGCTTGTGCTATTTAAAACAATCCATGGAGAAATTTTTCCATCTTTAATATGATATACAGCTCTGTTAGTGCTTACTAAATTAAAATAGTGATTCCATACAGCCGGTGGATTTTCTTTTGCCCATTCCGTCATTGTTAATACACTACGCTCTAGTGCTGTTGTTACATCTTCTTTTTTAATAAGTTCTATAGCGTAACGTTCATATAATTCTTCCTTACACCATTGCTCTAGCTTTACACCACTTGTAACAACATAGTCAACATATTTTTCTGGATATAATGGTTTAACATTATTAAGGAAGCTACCAAATTTTACAAAGCTGTTGTAGTAAGGACTCTTGCAAAACTCTTCATATGTCTTATCTTTCTTAGAGCCCATACTACGTTTGTAAAATTGATTGAATGCATGGAAACCTAGCTGTACCCTTTTCTCATCTTTCTGTAATGCTCTGCGTTTCTTTTCACATAAATGTGCAAAAAGAGTTTTCTCTCGTGTGTATGATGTATTACAATATTCGCATGTATACTTAGATTTTGATATCAAGTGCATGATCCTCGATCAATTGTTCAATTTCTTCTTTTGTTGATATACTAGCCAAGACTTTTATGTCATCTAATTTTTTATCTGGAAAAAGTTTTATTAAAATTTTTTCAAACTTATTTGTAGTGTTAGTAACGTTTGATTTCAAACCTTGATATTTATGGAATTCAATGTTTTTTGTGTTGCCAGATATACACAACAATTGCCATTGCAATTCTGGATGATTATATGCTACCATATAATTTTTATTGAAAAATTCATTAGTTTTCAATACAGCAAGTGCTTGCTTCTCGGACGATCCTGCAACACTAGAAATGTATCTATTTAGCAGCCAAAAAGACACTGATTTTTTTTGCTCAGTATCTAATTCCTTCCAAACAGATTTAGCATTCATATCTATTGCTGCAAGTATATCTTTTACTGGTATTTTTGACATAGCCTATTATACTATATAAGTTTACAAAAATCAATAATTTCCATTTGTCGCGATACATCTTTTACAAAAAAAGCACATAATGGATTTTCTTCTTCAGTTATTGGTATAGATAATAGTTGTCCGTTTTTAACTTTGGGAAAATACCATTTGACATCATTATAAAAATTTGTAATTTTTATTGTACCATAATCAGCTTTATAGCTTTTTAAAGGATTAAATAGAAAAGCTTCAAAGCCTCTGTCATTAAGACTAGTAAGAGGTAAAATTTCTAAATCTTTTCCTGTCCTACTATCTCCTACTGCAATATGCCAATCAACAGGCATAATTAATTCTTGATTATTTATTTCTAATACTATTGCAGGACTGCTAAAAGATTCAAGAAAAATTAGTGGAATGAAAAAGAAATCAGGATCTGTTGGATCACTATTATCTAGTACACTAAATCTAAAATCTTCTTCAATTTCATCTGGTAAATTGTTAAGGTCATAAGTTTTGTTTTCTAATGTAAGTATTCTCATTGCCAATCAACCTTTTCTATTGTAAATGGATATTGAGCGTCACGATAAAATTTCTTACGCTCTGTTAAATGTCTTTTTGCAAATTTGCAAGTACTAGTAAAATCCCATATCTGTACAAAGTCTTTGTCCTTAGCTTTACGGACGCCACGACCTATAGACTGTATAACCCGTACAAAACTTTTGCCTGGTTCTATCAAAACAAGATTAAAAATACGAGGAATATTGATCCCCACAGCAGCAACCCCGTAAGTTGCAACGATAACAGAATTGTCTGCATCTTGGATTTCGTCATACGCTGATTTCCTGTCCTTGAGCTTAACATCACCTTTTATAAAAACTGAGTTTTCTATACGTTCGTGCAACAATTCTCCAGCACTGATACGATCAATTAGTATAAGTGTATTACCAGACTCCTTAATTTTATTTAACATCTTAGCAATGTAGTTTACACGGTTTTCTTCAGTTACAAGATATTTTAATTCACTTTGATAGTCTCGATGTGCAACTGTATCTATAAGCTGTACAATGTTTACATGACAGTTAGATAGCACTCCTTTGTCCTGTAGTTCTTTAGCAGTAATCTGACCAATAACTGGTCCTATACTTGCGTGTAATGCTTCAAATTCAAAACGTTCTTTGGGTACTGTACCTGTTAGTCCCCAGCGTATTGGAGCGTTTCGTAGGTTGCGTGTAAGTAAATTTTTCAACACTTCGGCCTTTGCCTGATGCACTTCGTCTATGATTATTGTGCTTACGCCGTCTAAGAACTCTGCAAGTGTTAGTACTGCTGTACCATCTTTGCTCTTCTTATCTAGTATGTTGAGACTTTGCCAAGTGCATATGGTATGCGTTTTGGATAGATCTTTCCTATCGCCAAAGTATACGCCGCAGTCCAGCCCGCAATTTTTGTAATCTTCTTCAGTTTGTTGCACAAGAGATTTGTTTGGTACAACAACAAGTGTTCGTCCATATTTTTCCGCTATGTGTGAGAGTGTTGCAGTGGTAATAGTTTTACCAGCGCCTGTTGCAATCTCCTGTAGAGACTGCGGATTCTTAACAAAATTATTTATAGCTTCTACTTGATAATCTCTTAATACAATATCTTCTCCTGCTGCAGGATGCCCTTCTGGCCACTTCACTCCTTGCTGTTTCCAGTAGTCTTCTGTTATGGGTTGTAAGTCTAGTGTAACAGGATGTCTACGATCTTCTATGTCAGCAATTTCTACATTATTGTTCTGCAGTATCTCTACAATCGTATCTAGATGATTGACATATCCTGTACCACCTATACCAAAGAATGCTACCTTCCCGTCCCATCTGCCAAGTTTATACTGTGGCATATAACGTGCATAAGGAACTTCAAATTTAAGGGCATTGGCAAGTTTCCTACGTATTTCAACAGGTAGTCCTTCGAGCTTTATATTAACTTCGTCTTCTATAATTAGTTTACATGTTGTCATAACTGTTCAATTTGCTGCGATTTCCATGTTGTAAGAATTTCATCATAATGAATGATTAGATCAGATTGGTTATAATAAGTAGTTAGAATTTTTTGATGTCTAAAGCTTTCTAATAAAATGGTTGTGTTAAAATTAAATTTTTCTGATAACAATGGTTTTGGAATTTTTATGTTATTTAAAAATACTAATTTTGTTTTATCATTTACAGGATTATTTAATTTTAATTCTTGTACAAGCGTGTTAAACGAAATTTGATAGTCATTTGCATTAGCAAGTCTAAATAATACTGACATCTCATTCTGCAAAATGTTATTAGAAAAAGCTGAATGTATTTTTTGTAAATATTCTAATTCATTATTATTTTTTAAAATAACTAGTATTGGCAAACGCTTTAATTCGAGCAACGATGTGCATATGTCTTCAATTGGAAAAATTTTTTTAGAACAAAAGATTTCTTTTTTATTTGAATTTGATATTTTTTGAGCAGTAGGAGAAAATAATTTTAGTGATTCATTTAGTACGTCACTGTCAAAATATTTCAACCCTAATGTGTTTCTTCTATCCCAATATAAGGTATAATTGTTCTTTGTAGGTTTACCTAGCAAAGAGTAAGCGTAATCTAATAATTTTTCATGAGTGTTTTTTAACTCAAAATTATATATACCTGGTTTATACTTTTGCTCATTATCAGTAAAGTATTTTATAGTATCATATAAAAGTTCTACATTTTTATCTATTTCAAAATTTGCTTGTTTAAATTTTTCTACAATTTTGTATATATTATCTTCTGTTAATTCTATAAAATGTGTTTTTGTTTTTGTATCATATAATTTTTTATTTTTTTGTAATAGTTTTATAAATTCAATGTACTTTATCATCTTGTTAGAATAGGGAAATCGTATTGCTATCATAGTTGTTTTTACATTCCCAAATAAATCAATGTATTCTCTTTCAACAAGAGAAATTGTTTTTGATCGATCTATTACTCTAAGAGGCAGTCGTAAATTATTTAAATCATTATCAGTAAACTTATAACCTACTTCATCTAATTGCTCTTTGTAAGATATAATTTTAAGTTTAGCAAGATTATATTGTCTATCTGTAAATGGAACATTTTTTTTAGTTTGACTTGCTAAACTTTTAATTAATTTTACATCTGCATTATCTAAAATTATATTTGATGCAGGATCTGCTAGGATTTCTAAATAATCTTCTATATACATGAGTCAAAAAAAAATAATTTATTAAGTAATTGTACATTAGATCAAACCAGAAGTCAATCTTTTTAGCGGAAAACCTGTTTCAATTTCTGGTATTGTCCATTCAGTATATGCTAAATCATTTAACCATTGTGTTCTGTCAAACACAATTGGGTTACATATATTCTTCCAAGCTGTATTGCTGACATTATAGGCTAGGCTGTCTGGACCTACAAAAACAGGGATACCTGCTAAAGATGCTATCACTCCTGGATTGCTTGACCAATTTATAACAGCAGACACATTTGTAAAATGCATATCAAAATCGTCATATGTTCCTATAATTTTATTTGGATTTTGCAATTCTACATTAGCATATTGACTTAGATTTATTTTTAATTTTGATCGAGGATGAGGGCGAATAATAATTTTTTTTCCTGTGTATTTTCTAATTTCAGAAATACTAGTATGTAAATGCGAAGTTGCATGATTTTCGTTCATCCATTGACCGCTTTTTTGATGTTGACCAGCATAAAGGATATCCCCATCTTGCAAATTCCTATCTTTAGCATATAATTTAAGTTCTGTGGCACGTTTACTATCGTTTCCTTTTGGTCCAAAATATGCTTTACTGTTTACTCCGTTCACACCTATTTTCCATGTGGTACCTCTATATAGGCAACCAACTTCTAACACAATAATTGATTTTTTTTCTTTTTGACATCGGTCCCAAATTATTTTGTTGCGTTGCATCCGTCCATTCCATAGTACACTCCATATTACTTCTATATCAGATGGTTTGTTGATTACATATTGATATCCTAATTTTTCTATACCTTTTGCAAATGCTGTAAATACAGGTTTAGAATTTAAAGCTCCATTTGCTGTCCATAATCCGAATTTCATTGTTAAATACCTTTATAGTATTTACGAAAGATTTTCTAATGAAAAATATTTTAACAGTTACAACGTTTAATAAAGAAGGGTTAGATCTTTACGGACAACGATTTTTAAACTCTTTTGCCCAAAATGTAGACAAGGAAATAAAACTAATTTGTTATGCAGAAAAATGCAAACCAGAAAACCCTAGTCCAAAAAATATTTTAATTCTAGATCAAGAAGAAGCACTTCCTGACCTAGTAAAATTTAAAAAAACCTGGGGCAATGTTCCAATGGCAACAGGTACATGTCCTTGGCCGCAAAAGCGTCCAAGGGATCATCATAAAACTTTTAAATGGGACGCTATAAGATTTTCTAATAAAGTTTATGCAGTGTTTGATGCGTGTGAAAGAGCAAACGATTGGTGTGTATGGATAGATGCAGATACATATGTGCATAGTCCTTGGTCTTATGAAGAATTTTGTTCAATATTGCCAGATAAGGTATGGTTAACATATGTAGGAAGAGGAAAAGTATCTGCAACTTGGCCAGAATGTGGATTTTATGGATTAAAAGTTTCTGATGCAAAATGTAGACAATTTATTGCAAATTTTAAATATATGTATGAGAATGCAAATATAGGAATATTTAAATTAGATGAATGGCATGATAGTTTTGTTTTTGGTCATGTAATAGATAAGTTTAAAAGTATGTATCCTGACATGCATGATTATACTAAAGATATGTTGTTAAAACAAGCTAGCACTGGCGGCGGCGGTCATCCACTTATTAACACGATCTTAGGTAAATGGATTGATCATTTGAAAGGCGATAGAAAAAAATTACGTAAAAGTAAAAAAAGTGATCTAACTGTAAAAAGATCTGAAAGTTATTGGAATTAAATGGCAAAAGAACAATATCAAGATATATACAAACGTGGCGGACATATAATTCCTGGTATCAGAGAATGTGAATCTAGATACGTAGAAATAAAAAAACAATTAATAGGATTCAAAAGGACATTTTCTGTAGTTGATATTGGAGCTAATTTAGGCTATTTTAGTTTTAGGATTGCTGAGGATTTTCCTAATGCTACTTGTGTTCTAATTGAGAAAGCATACGGAAATGAGTTAAAAAAACTTGCTTTAGAAAATGGGTTCAATAATATCATTGTATTAAAACACAAAGTTGACACTAAAGATTTAAATTTACTTGCTCAGTGCGAGCATTTTGATATAGTTCTTGCACTTAACATCATTCATCATATCGGTGATGTGGATAATTGTTTATCGGCTATAGAGCAAATTGGAGAAAAGATTATAATTGAAACTCCTGCTCCAAATGACAAAGGAGCTTGTGGTCAAAAAAATTTACAATTAATATTTGATAGAATACAATCCAATTACACGCACATAGGATCGTTTACAAGGCATACGTCTAGTGCTAAAAGTTTAATGGGTGTTAAACAAAATAAGAAAGAAAAGCTAATGAAAAAATATTGGGATTGTCCTAAAAAAGGCAGTAAAGGAATTTCTCATATTGCATTAGAAGTAGATAATTCTGTTAAAACTTATATTAAGAGGCGTAACAAACTTGAAGAGAAGCGAAAGTGGATTGAAGGTATAAATCTACGCACATACCAATATTTAAATGGTGTTTTTCCCTTAAGGACAATACTTGCTCAATCAATTTTGACTAATCCTGAAATAAAGAATCATAATGATGTGTCCCCATGGAATATGATTGTTAACGGTGATAGAATCACGCTAATTGATAATAATGATCCAAGACAAGGAACTAAAAAAGGACAGCCAAATTTAAAAGCTCAAATGATTGCAAATGAAATCATTAATGAACAAATAAATCCTGTAGAGACTTATGTGCAAGATTACTTGTAATGCTTTATCTTAATATCTTTAGTATGATTATCTACTAAACTTTGTCCAGATCCTTGCCATTTGACTCTCAATCCTTTAGGCATTTTGCTGCCATAATGAACTGCACCGAAATCGTAAACATGGAATCCTTTTCCGTAATCAATATTCATAATTTTGTAAGAAGGATACTGTTCGAACATACTTTCTACAGCGTCGCCGTCATAGGGTTTTCGTAGTTTAGATATTTTACCAGATTCCCATATATCTTCATAATCTAGTAATAGTTGTTCGTATAGCGGATGTTTAGTATTAAGAATTATCATACCACTATCATGCAATCTACTATGTGATCTACCAGTTGCCCAGACATAGTTACTTACTAGAAATTCATCTAAAATTTGTTTTACTTTTTCTAGATCAAAGTTGTCTAATATTTCTATATCAGTATCAAGTAGCCAAACAAAATCACATTTAGATTTAAATTCTCTAGCTGACCAAATTTGCGTTTGCATTTTTCTCCAAAATGACCAAGGCTTTTTATGCGGTCTTTCTTTAATGCGTTGGATAAATTTACTGTTATTATTTGGTACACCGTTCCATTGAATTGTTTGCAAAAAAGGAAAATTTATTACATCACTATCATGTATAATATATTTAGAACCTGGTAATTTTTCCCAAGAAGGTAAGCAATATTGAGCAATAACTTCGTAATAAATCTTATCAGCAAGTCCTGTGTAAATTATTTTATGTTTCATATATTCTTAACCAAAATTGACTGTTTAATTCTACCTCTTATTTGTTGATAAGTCTTTGTTTCTATAATATTTAAAGACCAAGGCGAGTATGAAAAATCTAAAGGACGACTTTTTCCTATTTGACAGTCAGTGTTCGTTTCAATTAATTTATCATACACATCGTTTGTAACTAATAGATATTTACTACACAAAGACATTTTTTGTAATAAATCTGCTACAAATGCATTAGGTAAATGTTGCAATACATCTTTACACACAATCAAATCAACAAATGGCCATTGCCATTGATCATTGACAGTTTCAAAAGTTACATTATTATTTGAATACTTTTGTTTATTTTCTAAAATTACGCTGTCAACAATATCTACACCATAGTATTTGTCTACTATATTGTTCCAATTAATTAATTTGCTAAACTGCCAATCCCCGCATCCATAATCTAAAATTATTTTACTTTCTGTTTTTTTAATTGTATCAATCAAAAAATTTCTATAATCTTGAGTTGCTTTTGGTGCTGAGCCTGGTCCAGAACCTTTTTTCCATAAATTATTTGAGTATATATGGGAAAATGTTCTTTCAATTAATGCTAGGTTATCCATGCATATTTCCTAAATCTATTTTCCTTTTTCTCCCCCAAAAATGAGTAATAGATTCTTCTACTGCTGTATTTAGGAAACCACATGAATTATGATCAGGTTTGCCATTATATAAATTTTTAATTTTATATTTTTTTGAAAAGTCTTCTAATATGTAAGCATCCCAAGGATTGTTTAATTTCCATATTGTGCCATTGATATAATAACCTATGTAATCATTTATAAATGAATCAAATTTGGGAAATTTTGTGTTGAAAGCAACAATACCTGAATCACATGCGTTTATTCCTCTTATGATAGTAGCAAATAGTTCGTCTTCTGCTGGTAATATATTTGCTAAATTTAATGGTTTATTAATATAACAATCAGTATCTAACCAAATTATAAAATCATATTTTTTATAATATGTATTTAATGCATACCAAATACAATATGCTTTTTTAAAAAATTTATAGGCTTTTCTTTGTTTTTTACTAATAGACTTTTGTAATTGAGGATGGAAAGAACCTATAGCAGATCTTATATCAATTTTTTCTGACGGATAATCTAAGATACTAGGATCCATTTCACATAGGAAAATTTTATCACCATCTAAGATTTTCCAAGTAGGAAGAGTTATTTTACCTATGTTTGCATAATATTTTTCTGTAAACGATGTTACAAAACAAAAAGTTTTCATAAAAATTCTGTCCTCATATAACTCCAGGCTGTACCATTATTTAACTCAGATAACTTATAATGGCACATTGCTAATTTTTCTAACCAAGGTTCTCTATCATAAACCTGTGGATTTTCTATTTGTTCTAAATTGGTATTACAAATATCATATGCTTGGCTATCTTTTGGTTTAGGGTCTGTAACAAACACTGGAATACCTTCAATTGCTGAAGCTACACCTGGACTACTGTTGTAAGTTATAGTTGCCCAAGCATTGTATAAATCGTCTTTAATACATTTGTTTTTAGAATATCTGTATTGTTTATCTTTTTTAAGATACTGTGATGATTTTTTATCACCTGGATGTGGTCTAATTAGTATAGGTCTATCTGTATATTGGCGTAGTTTTTTAACGGTCTGATCTATCCAATCAGGTACAGGTAATTTTTTCATACTCCATCCACCGTTTCTTTGACAACAAAGAAGTATATGATTACCTTTATTACGCCAAGGCTTTAACTGGATATTTGATTCTTTTAAAATATTTTGCCATCTTTCTTTATCTTTTATTCTATCAAAATAATAACCTGTAGTGGGGAAAATACCGTCTACACTGTATCTTAGATACCCTTTATTATCACGTCCTGATGCATAATTGAATAGATTACTATCAACAATAATTGTGTGCTTATTTGATCTATTGCTTACTATTGATCTGCGTAGATTAAGATGTGGAGTCCTTGCACTGTCCTCATGTACAAAACCTTGCATAATTGCGACATCACAAGGAACTAAATGCATTTTATCAAATGCTATACCTATATCTTTGTTTTTTTTTACTCCTTCTATGAAGTTTTTTAATATTTCAACTTTATCAGTGTTACGTATAGGACTAGGAACACCTTTTAGATACGCAACAACCTTAATCTGTGTAGTCAATTGTGTCAGTCCTTAAAAAATCTTTACCTGTCATATCCTTATACTCATTACACCATTCAACTGATAGATGCTGCATGTAATATTTGTTAAACCAAGGACCACCTTCTGTATAGTGTATAAGCTTAGGAGGTCCGTCTTGTAGATAATAATGCCCAACTAAATAATTCCATTCGTGATGTAATGTGCCTATTTCGTCATCCTTAAGCCAGCTAAATCTATGGAAGTATGCACCATCTTTTGTTTCATCATTGACTAAATCTTTAGTAAGAATTTTATTGCTAGGGTGTTCGCAGTTGAATAGCATTACACTAGACCAATTTTTCCTAGGATATCTAGTTTGTTTTCTACCATCCATTTTAACAGTATGAGTTGGATAAAATTTGTGTTTAACGACCATTACTGCATATTGTTCGTCTGCTAGATCAAATAATTCAGTTATATCAGATTGCAATAACATATCGCAATCCATAAACAACGCCCATCCTGTGTAGTTTGTCAAAGCTGGAACTAAAAATCTTGTAAATGTAAATTCTGTAGACGCTAGTTGATCTATTGGTCTTGTATACCAACCTTCTTGTTCAAGGAAAGTTTTTACAAGTGGCGTAATATGAGCAGCAGGAGTTCTACGTTCTATGCTATGTTTGCATACTTGATATGCTATATCTTCTCTATGATCATATCCAATAAAAATTTTCATCATAAGCTTGCGTCCTCCATACCTGCTACTCTAAGTTTCACAATGTTAGTGATTTGCCATTGCTTTTGATCTAACCCTTTTAAAATACCTAGCCATTTATTTCTCAATAGTGCAAATTCATTAACTATTTTTTCAAAATCAACTACATCAACTTCTCCGTCAACATACTTATCAACATCTCTACTCGATAACGCTCGTTGATAATTTTCTAAATATTTTTTGAAAAAAGAGCTTTTTAATTTTCTTAGCTCGATATTTAAATAGTTAAGTATAGCTTCTATTTCTTGCAACTGATTGAAACGATGTTCTACAATACCCGGAAGCTCTGCTGCAAGTTTTTCTACATTTCCTTTAACCTTGCATTCAAGTTTTGCGTCTCTTAACTCAGATTCAAAATGCAATATAGCATCTGGAATCTTACTTATATCTCTTGCAACTTCGCTATACCAGCCCATTTGTCCTTTTAATAAAAATCTTCATCTTCCTGATTATCTAAGTCTAGATAATAGGAAATTGCAATATCAAGAGTACTACAATTTCCTAAACTATTTTTTAAAGTATTGTCTGCTATTCCAAAATCTGCAAGTAGTTCTACGAAATGTTCTGCTGCAACAGTTAATTGTTTTTTGTCACAATGTTCCCGAAACAGACTCCAAATCTCGACTATCTGTTGTTCCGTCATCCTCTATAATCTCCTCTTCCATAGATGGAGTATTTATATCTTTTTTCTTTTTTGGATAATCTTGCATTACCATATCTAGTAAGTTTCCAGTCCAATTTTTCCTGTATTCTTTGTGTTCATTTCCTTCGCTGTCGATATATCGTAGCCTATTACCATCTTTAACAAGATGTCCTTGTTTTTCAAATAGATCTACTAGACCGCTATACGGATTCATACCAGTTTCGTAAGGAATCTTAACCTGTACTCCTTCAAACGGTTTTGCATAACGTGTTTTCATTACCTTACAAGCTGCACGGATGCCTTGCACTTCTGAAGTTTTGTTACCATCTTCGTCTTCTTTTAATTTAAGTTTTTTCATTGCAACTACAATACTACTTGCATAGATAAAACCTTGTCCGCCTGAAATTTTATCGTCTGGGTCGAACATATCTTGACTAGCATATGTGTGATTAGTTGCCACAAGTCCTACATTATGACTGCCGAACATGTTTACGCAATTCCGTACAAGAGCTGTAAGTGCTTTAGGTTTTCTACCCATATCACCTTTAAGATCGCCCTTGCCAAACTGGTCAACATCAGTTGGTGTAAGTAACATACCTAAACTATCAATAACAAACAGTACTTTAGGTTTGTCTTCTCCTTCGAGATTTTTATAGTCGTCAATAAAGACTGAGATAGTTTTAGCTACATCATCAATCATACTCATGTTAAGTTTTAGTAGCTTTTTTTCGCTCGTATCAACGTTTAAATTCCTAAGCCAGTCTTCATCAAGTGCGTTCTCACTGTCAATAAGCACAACAAAAATGTCTTGGTCTTGTGCTGCTTTTACAATGTTACCTGCACAGATATAACTCTTACCTGCACCGGACTCTCCTGCAAATACACTTACTTTACCTAGTGGAATGCCTTTGTGGAAATCGCCTGAAATAAGATAGTTTAGTGCATAGTTGCCAGTTGAGATCCAATCGGTTGGATCATTAAAACCAGCACTCATGCCTGTGATAGATTTTGTTAATTGTGTTCTAAATTTACTCGGATCAAATGCTTTTGCCATAATTGTGCCTTAAAAATTTGTTGCCGACAGCAGGATTCGAACCTGCAACCCACTGAATACAATACAATGCCTCTACCAATTGAGCTATGTCGGCAAAATGTCCTGAATGCTAGGAACAATTTGTTCCTAGCTAGTGGTGTGTTAGTCTGCTTGTCTTGCTCGGATCATTGCAAGGATGTCTTTTGCGTTATCTCCACCCGCTGAAGTTTCTGCTACTACAGGCTCGCTTACTGTAACAGTTTCTTCTTTTGTTTCAACTACAGTGGTTGTAGTAGGAGTAGAATTTGCACTAGTATTAGGATCTCCGGTCATTGCTGACATTCCTGCCGGGCGGAAGTATTGACTCCATTTCTCGCTGTCATACGCTTCGCCGTCAACGCTAGCTTCAAACATTTGCTGCATGATTTTAACTTCAACATCAGTTGGCTTTTTAGGTAGGAAATCATTCAAATTAAACAATCCAAAAGAGTTAATTGCATGCATTTCTTTGTCATTTAAAGGACGTTCTCTACGTGCCCAATTACTTGTTGAGTAATCAGCAAATCCACCTTTTGATGTTTTATTAAGTCGGAAGTCAATACCACTTGTATAGTCAGTTGGTAATTCTTCCATATCTGGATCCATCAATGCCTGCTTGATAATTTGAAAAATTTGCGGTCCAATAATAAATCTACGGATAGGATTTTCTGGTACACTTTCTTCTTTTAGTGGATCATCAGTTACAAAGCCTTGGAATAGATACGAACGCTTTTTCCAATACCTACGACCCATTTCTTCTAAGCTAGAATCTTTAAACCAGCCACGTACCTCATTAAGGATAGCACAGCTCTCGCCATACATTTCCATACAAGGAATTTGTACCTGTACTGGCTTACTGTCGGTTTCTCCTTTTACACCTGCAAAAGGAAGTTTGATCATTAATCGCTCACGCCAGAAAAAAGTATTGTTGTTATCTCCGTCTGGAAGGAACCTAAGAGATGCAGTAGTGCCTTCTGCCATATTCCAAAAGGGATAGATACCGTTATCACCACCGGATGTGTTTCCACCTTGTCTTGATTCTTGTTCTTTGAGTTTTGCTCGAATTTCTGCTAAAGTTGCCATAATATGCCTTTCTATAAATTGTTAAATGTGCCTTAGCTGTTGCCTTAAATGTGTAGCACAAACATATATGCTACACGAGTATTTACCAAATGTCAATAATTAAATTACTGATTTGATTGATTATCTGTGATCATCTGTGCAGTGTGTATGCCAGTATGATCCACCATGTTGATCGTCATGATCATGATGTTGCCATGCATTGCAATGTTGATCAATATGACTATGCATCCTCGTCATATGATGGTCTCTATGCGGGTTTGTACATGCCGCAGTAAGTAGTAGGACAGCGCCTACAATAAAAAATAATTTCATATATACCTTTTATGCTATTCCAGCAAGCTTCAAGATATCCTGAGCTTCTGTACTATACTTATCTTTAATTCTGCCAAGTTCTTCTTGATTGGCTCCATCTCGTCCTGCTTGAGCAAGAGCTTTCATACCATCCTTACCATATTTCTTTTTACCGATATGATATTGTAAGCCGGACTCGTCTACATCATCTTCATAAGTTTTTGTAAACTGTGGATCAACTTCATGTACCTTACTACCGTACATCATTTTTAATTTATGAAAGCGTGAGTTAGGCAAAACCATTACTTCAGAATTTTCGTCTGCAACTTCTATATAACCAGCAAATCTCCTGTCATTCTGAATATCGTAATAATCTTCCATATCTGGAACCACAAAATATCTTCTATCGCTTTTTGGTTTAGGATCGATTAAATCTTCTTCAACATTTTCAGTTGCTTGTCTATTAAGAGTTTCTGCTGTTCCTTCTGCTTCATGCTGATTATATGCTTTGTGTACGACCTGCTTAGTTTTCGTATCAAATACTTTCCATTCTCCGTTAGCTGATTGTACAGCCTTAAAACGCATAGGAGTTTCGCTCAATATTCCATCACTGTCTGTATCATAACCGTGGTATTCACGGAACTTTTGATTTATAGCTTCAATGAACTGTTTAGCTGGATTGATTAAACTTTCGCCATAATCCTTTTCTACTGCAGTCAAAACAGCAGTTTCTCCTTTTGGAAATTGTCCTGTTTGTCTGTCATACATGCTTAAAATAAATTCAGTAATAGGTAATTTTTTTTCTATTTTAATATCTGGTTCATCTGAATCTGGATGGGGTATAGTATCACCTTTCTTTTTGCCGTTCATTTTAGCCTTGCGTACTGCATGGACATATGCATTGCCATCATGTATTTCACTGTCTAATGCATTTTCTATTGTTTCTTCAGCCCAATTTTCAAATTCTGTAAACATATCTTCATTTTTAACATCAGTTTCATCTTCACTTTCATCTGAAACTTCGTCTATAATATTATCAGGTGTAATTGTTTTAGCTTGTTTTTCACTAATTAATTTGTAAATGTAAGGAAAAACTTCTTGTAGTTCCTCATTAAATTGTTTAATAGTTAGCTGATCAATCCAGTTTTCTGCAACATCTTGCGGAACTTCTTGTAAGTCTTCATTACTGAAATTTTCAACCATTTCTTTATATCTATTTTCTTTTTGAATACTTTCAATCGTCTTCTTTACCGTTGCAATACGCTCGCTTACAATATCTGCATATTCAGATAATCCTTCTGCCATTACACTTGATCTACTTACATAATTTTTGAATTTCTTTAATTTACCTAGCTCTTCGCTGAGACTTACAATGTGTTTTCCGAAATCATCGTGCATTGTACCGCCTTCTGATATATGTCTAGCCATTGCTCTAGCACCATTTAAATGCTTAATAGGATACTTAAATCTTTCACCCTCTGCATTTTCTACATAAATGTTCTCAATATATTGTGTGCGGCCACTTGCTATATTATTGTTAACTGGTTGTGAATGCTTAATGCTTAACCTTGCAGCCCCTATATCTTGGTAACTTGTTTTGCTAGTTCCATAAAGTCGTGATTCTGTCATTGCTCCTTCTCCGGCGTTTTTTGCTAAAAATTTATAATCTCGTCTATCTAAATTACTTTTTGTTATATCTCTAACATCAAATGTCAGTAAACGTTTTTTTGAAAAATTTCTTAATTCTCTTAGAAATGCATACCAATTTTTCTTTGTTGTTGAGCTTTGATTTTCAACAAAATTTTGTGCATACATTATATTTAAACTTGTTTCATCCAACGCAATGCTTACATTTCCTAATACATTGTTGTTATCTTTAAATTCAAAATCAAAAAATCTTGCTTCTGTAGGATCATTTGTGACCATACCTTCTTGGTTTCCTAACGTCACTGAAGGAAACTTACTCCTGATTTTATTGAAAAGCTCTTCGCCTATAAAATTAATGTTCTTTTCCATAATTGTATTTATCAATAATTGGTACTTACAAAGATAGGCATAGGTGCCTGATAATCTTCTTCTTCGTCCATACTTTTAAATGAGTTATATATTCGTGGATCCCAGTCTCGCAATACGCTGATAATTCTTAAACATAATAACATTGCGCTTACTAGATCGTCGCTTTCTTCTAACTTTCCTCTGTATGTTGTACCTACTGCAACAAAATTTTTAAGCTCGCTTATTAGAGCTGCACTATTAATATGTAATTTATCATTTTCTATCATTACTTTTAATTTACTACAAGCTGTAAGCTTACTGCTATGTGTAGTATTAAATCCTTTGCGAAATTTTCTTACGTGACCTTTTCGCATTGGTTCACTTAAGAATAATCCCGGAATGTTTTCTTCTCCGAAATCATTTATTACTAATAATGCCGCTTCCCCAATAGCATTATTTTCTACACTCCAGTAAATTCCTGTAGGATTATTTAAACTTTTTGCAATGTAATCACAAATATCTTTTAACACCCTTATTTGCCCTGGTATAGCAGTTGTGTTATGTCGCCATTCTCCTATCTGTCGGTAAGTCGGCAATTCAATAACTTGTATAGCAGCAAAGTCTCCTCCTGTCCCCATGCTAGGATCTAAACCTACTACATATGTTGCATCTGGTTTTATTTTTTCATACCATCTAGTTTGCCCCATGTTTACTATAACATTCTTAGATTGCATATTCGCAAGAGTAATACTGTTTATCAATGTTTCGTCATAGACTAAAAATTCGCAGCCATATTCCCTCCGGAATCTTTCTTCTCCAATACGACCCATTTCAGCTTCGCGCCACTCCTCATCTCGATCAGGATGTTCATCCCAATGCACTGTAAAGCTATGGAATCCGTTTATGCCTAATTCTTGTTCGTTGCCATGATCGTCAAATTTTTGCTCAGCTTGTTTCCAGATCGTTGCAAATGTATCTTCATCTGAATTAGGTGTACTTGTAATAATTGCTCTACCACCTGTTGCTAATGTAGGAGAAATAGATGTCCAAAATTCTTCTGCTATATTTGGTGCAACAAAAGCAAACTCATCGCAGTATAATAATGATATACTCATACCTCTACCAGTATTATCAGTAGTTGTAGCACTTACAATACGGCTTCCATTTTCAAATTCTATACTACCTTTATTGTAACTTGTAACTCCGGCACGTATATAATCAGGGCAGCATTCATAGACATACCTCACTCTTTGCATAATTTCTTGTGCGCCTGTATACTTATGAGCAGCAATAAGGATTGTTTGATCAGGATTAAACATTGCAAACCATGTTAGATATATGGCTGCACAAGTTGTTTTTCCTGTTTGTCTTGGTAGCATGTTGATATTAAATCTATGATTATGATATGTATTAAATAATCTTACCTGATAATCATAAGGATCAAATTGCAACTTTCCTTTGACAGGATGTTGTATAAATGCAAAGTTTTTTGAAAAGTAAAGATATCCGTCTTGAGGATCCATACATTTCATAAGATCCTCAATTTGTTCGTTGGTGTAAGTTTCTGTTTGATTTGCTTTTTTAGTAATTACACCGTCAAGCGATTTACTCATAATTGATTATTTGTTATAAACCTGCTAAAGTTTGTAAATCATTTACTTCAGTTGTAGTAACAATTTTCTTTTTTTGATTTATTCCTGCAAGAGATTTCATTTCCTCTACTTGTTTATCATCTACATTTTGATCATCGAATAAACCGCCAAGGAATCCTTTTTTCTTAGGAAATTCTCCACCATTCGCTTGTCTAATTTTATCAAGTAAAGCATCTGCTGCTTTGTCAGCATATGGCATACAATAGTTGGTTGTTTCTAACAATTTTTGTACCATAAATGCAGCATATTGCCAAGGACGTTCTTTGTCTTGAAAACCTATTTCTAATTTTTTTTGCAATTTTTGTGCTGATTCTCGTGTATATCCTTCTCCCGGAGGACAAGGCAATCCTTTCATACTTGGTGGTTTTTCTGTAGACATATTACTTCCATCACTGCTAGCTGGATTTTTTGGAATGTCTAATTCTTTTAAATACTTTTCTTCTAAAGATTTTCTGAGTTTACTAATATATGTTTCTGTAGTTACAGATGGATCTTTTACTTTAATAGCAGCAATATCTTTTTTTCTGTTTATTCCGCCTGACAAATCGTTTAACATATACGAATCATCTTGATATTCCTCATCTGGTGAATTAACCCATTCTTCTTCAACAGATTCTCCGCACGATGATCCATCTGCATGCATAGCACCGCATCCACATGGGCTAGGCTTTGGCTGGAACATTCCCATAGATGCTACAGGTTTTGCATCTTCCATTCCAGCATTTCTTAAAAGTGCCATAAGCTCTGCAACTTCCTGACTTGTGTTGCCTGTCATAGACACATTCATACTTGCTTCATTTATCATTTTAATTTCCTTATTTTTAAAGTCTTTATTTGAGGTCATTGTTTGCGAATAACTATCAAATGAATCTTTAGATTTTTTTGTAGGTTTCATTGTGTTAGAATAACTATCAAATGAACTCTTTCCAAATTTTGATCCTGCTTTGGCTGCATTTGTTGGTGTTGGTTTTTTATCCGGTGTTGGTTTTTTATTTTGTTTTGCAGGAGCATTTGTTTTTCCTGTTAGCAACGGTGTACCATTTTTTGTCAGCCATGTTGATAACAATTTATATTTGTCTCCGAATCTAGCATCAATAATTAATTTAGGAGGAATTTTAGGTTTAGGATTTACACCGTCAGGTGCATACCTTATGTTGATACCTCCGTCTATAGGAGATCTGTCAATCACATATGGAAAAACTTTCTTATTGTTTACGGTCTTAGGTCTGCTTAAACGTAGTAACCATTTGATTGCAGGATCAGATCCATCTAAAGGTATACTTACATATTGAGCATTACTTTTTCCTGCTGTACTGGTTTTATCAGTATTTGACTTAGTTCCTAATTTATCACTTGCTGGGTTTTCCGGCGATACAGCAAGAGGTTTCCCGTCACCTGGTTTTTTTAATTTCATGTTATTATTAAATGGATGACCAGGAACACCTTTTTGAAGTAGTTGACTAGGTTCTTTATCATAAGTATATTTTTTTTCAGGCGGCTCTTTTAATTCAGCACTTGGAGGATTTGGGTCTAGCTCGTCTTTTTTACTTTTGTCAACGCCAAATTCATCTGCTAAATCGTCTGGTAGTAATCCACCATCGTATTGTAATTGCGCTATATCTCTGTGTTTCTTTGGATCAAAATCCTGCGTAACATGCTGGCCCTGTGGCATCAGTTCTGGATTGTTTTTTGATTTTTGGGTTTTCTGAGTTGCTACAAAAGATACTTGTCGATTTTGAAACGTTCCCGGTTCTAAGTGAATCAGTCCTCTAATTCCACCTAGTTCTTTTGCAAGCATTCCGTAAAATTGATTTAGTTTAGACGAGTCAGTGTAAAATTTCCAATCTACACTCACATCTTTGGCTTGCTCAATAGCATTCCTTAAATTATCAAGTGTAGGCTTTTTTTTAAAATTGCTTATTATTTTTGAAAATATTCCGTAATTTACTTCATCTTTTTCTAATAATAAAAAAATTTCCTTAACGCTTTGCATTACTTTTCTTTCGTTATGCCCTTCGTAGGATCAAACTCATTTTCTTTTTTTGCTGTTTCTAATTCTTTTAATAAATCCATCACCCTATTTTGACCTACCTTGTCTTGAGCAGATTCGCTTTCTAATTCTTCTTTTGTTAAAAGAGTTTGATATTCTGTATTAGGTTTTTCTTCTTGATATTTTTCAGTTTCGTCATTTTCTCCACGTACCTTAAGATGACTAGCAGGATAGTCTGTATTAAGAGTTAAATAACTTTCAAGTACATGACTTGTTGTTGGATAACTTACTTCTGCATCAAAAGTTGTTACTTCGCAATTTGTTAGCTGTGGAAAGTCCAAAGGTCTTTCTGTAATAGGTGTTGTTTTACCTTTAGAAAAACTAACAACTTCGTATTTGTTAAGTGCAGTTTCTAATTTATCTACAAATCCTTCTGGTAATTCGCCAGCTGCACGAATTTTAAATTTATAAGTTTTTTTTGATTCTGTTAAAAGTTCTTTGAGTGATTTCATTGCAATAATCCTAGTTTTATCTATTTATCCATATTTTTTAGTTTTTCTAATAGACTGTTACGATCTGTAACTAGATACCCTTCGCCTTGTACAACATTATTCTCTGTTGTAGATTCTTTATCTAACTTTTCTTTTTTTAATTGGAGTTCTACCATCTTTAGTTTTTTATCTAGTTTTGCAACTTTACTATCTAGATTTGTTTTTAACATTTGTCCTGCTACTTCAAAGATCCTACCACTATATCTAGCCTCTACGTTCATCCCTAAATCCATTAAATCTTCATAAGCTGCCATAGATTTTTCAGATACTTCGTCGAGCTCAATGTCACCCATATCACCAAGTCCATTTACTTTGGGCAAGGCTGCAGCAATTTTGTCAAATTCTTCTATCTGTTCTAAAGTATGAGATTGGACAGGTATACTTTTTTGTTTCTTGTTTTTTTTACTATCTTCGTCAATAATTTCTTTTGATTCTGGCAGGTTTAGTAACTCTTCTAATTTTTTTGTCATGGTAAATACTCTAATAAATACTATTTATTTTTACCGCTTTTTACCATAGTGAAAAATGTCATTTTCAGTAATAACTCTAAAAAGAATACCTTGAGGTTTGCACCACGCTTTAGCCGCATTCCATTTTGCTTGATTTAAAGCGTAATGTGCTTGATTGTTACGACTCCTACCAATTTTTTCTTGTATTGCTTGATTTGCGGGTTTAACCTCAATTAATTCTGTTCTTATTTTACCTGTTTTATCACTAAACTGTATTAGGAAATCTGGTACGTAGATTGTCTTTTTGCCTGTTAAAGGATTTATATATGGTATTTTAATCCCTTCAGAAACCCATTGGGTTATACTAGGATGTTCGTCACAAAAACGCATCATAGTAAATTCCCAACTGCTTCTATATAACGGCGTGCTTCCACCTATGTATTTTTCAGGATTTTTGCAGCGAAATCTGCCTTGAGCAAAACGTGCCATCTTAAGTTACAGTAATTGGACCATTCATTCCTGAATGATTAACACAATTATAATGGAATGAGCCACTGTTGGGAATAGTCCAATCAATATTACCACTGTAGGCACCATTATTCACTACACCGCCTGCTTGGTTTCCTGTTCCTGTGCTATTCATAGTTTTAACATACATTGAATGTATTGAGGATACATTCATAGCAAACCTTACCTTGTCACCGCTAGCAAAAGTCAATGAAGGATCTGTGCCGCTTACACTTCCGTTTGCGTCTGTTCCTGACATAGTATAGTTATTACTATCTAGAGCTGTAACATTAATTGTGTAATCAGGTGTAAATGTCGGGGTCTGACTAGTGTCATTAATAGTAATATTTTGTGTTTGAGCTACAATTGTACCACTTGTGCTTCCTGTCCTGACCTGCGCTTGGAAAGTTTCTGCAACTGCTTCTGTTGTTGCATCTGCATCTGGTTGCACAGAAAAAGAGCCTGTATTTGAAGTAATTGTAAAACTTCCACTTGAAGTAGTAAAATCGCCTGCATTTGTCACTGTCCAATATAAGGTAGTTGCATCATCTACATTTGTTGTAGTGACATTCATTAACAATGTTGTTCCTTCATCAACATCAGTTGCATTATTTTGAGGAACAACTGAGTATGTAGGATCAGCAGTAAGGCTTGTATCATTAATAGTTATTGATGATGATGTTACAACAATTGTACCTCCTACACTTCCAGTCCTAATTTGTGCTTCAAATGTTTCTGCACCTTCTGTAGTTGTATCTGCTGTAGGTACCACACTGAATGATCCTGCATTTGCTGTAATTGTAAAACTACCTGACGAAGTTGCAAAATCTCCTGCATTAGTTAGGGTATAATACAAAGTAGTTGCATCGGCGACATTTGTTGTAGTAACATTAAAAGTCAACGAACTACCTTCATCTATACTTGTTACGTTGCCAGCGGTAGCTATATTATACGATGGACCTGGAGTTTGACTTGTATCATTTATAGTAATAGCGTTAGATGTAGCAACAACAGTACCTGATACACTTCCAGTCCTTACACTTACGGTAAAGGTTTCTGCGCCTTCTGTAGTCGCATCTGATGTAGGAGTGATATCAATCGTTCCTGCATTACTTGTGATGTTAAAAGAACCTGTTGAAGTAGCAAAATCACCAGCATTACTAACACTCCAGTACAAAGTCGTACCGTCAGTTACATTACTTGTTGCAACATCAAATGTCAGAGTGCTACCTTCATTTACACTTGTAGCTCCACCTTGGGCTGTTACAGAATATGTTGGAGTATTACTTGCTGAAACAACAATATCGCCTGTCATACTATTATGGGTTGTGCAATAATAATAATATGTGCCTGCAGATTGTGGATTAAATTGCACACCGCCATTTTCGGTTAATAGACAATTTGCTGATATTGGCCCAGCACTTGTTGCAGATATAATGATAGGATGTGTAGCATAATAAGGATTAACCATGCTTAACACATCATTCACAACCATATTAATTGTATAATTTTGTTGTCCAGTAAAATAACCGTTTGTGTCTTGACCTGTAAGAGTTATGTAACTGTTTGCTGAGTCTGCCTTGTGTACATATACCCTATGCCAATCACCTATTTCTAATTTTTTTGTTCTTGTTTGCAGCTTTACCCTAGGAAAAACCAGTCCTGATTCTTCTCTTTTATTATTTAATACTGAAAGCGATGTGCCTGATGTTGTTCTTTGCTGTACATGATACAAGTATCTATTTGCTTCTCCACTTTCATTGACTAGGTCATAATATCCGTCAAGATCTAATCCTCCGTCATACATTTGATTTTTCTTAGATCCCGGTCCATGGAACCAATCTCGTACTTCTTCATGAGTCATATTTTGTTGAGTTTCTAACAAGCAAGCTATTACACCTGACATTTGCGGACTTGACATACTTGTACCTTGATATTTTCCTACCACAAAATTACTATTCCTTGGATCAGCATATTTTGTTGTATTAGTATCGTCTCCAGTTTGGTGTAAACTTGATGCAATAGCCATACCTGGTGCATAGCAATCTATAGCAGATCCTTTTGCACTAAACCAAGCTTTTCTATCATTACCATAATAATCAGCAGCTCCGGATATGATCGCTCCGCCCATTCTCTTACTATCGCCTCTACAATAGAAGTAATCAGTACCGCCACTTGTTGTAAGCTTATTATTATAATCAGCTTCAGATGGAAGTGCATAAATTTGGTTAGCATTCCCGCCAGACCCTATCATTATAACTCCGGCTGCCAACATATCTTGAATATCTGTTATTTCGCTGTTTAGTATCTCGGGAGTCTTTATTAATGTCCCGTCTATTTCGCCATTAAGACCGTAACTCCGTAATTGAGCAGTAGTTAATGAAGATGCATCGTTAGTTACAACTGTTCCCCGAAATGTAATAGATGCATTTGTCATATTTCTCCACCACTGGCTACCATAACTGGCATTTATTAAAGTAGGATTTTTCCTTCCAGTAACTGGATTGATTGGTTTTGTTTCATGAAATTCTTGGATAAAATTATACTTATACTGATAAAATGTAGAAGTGTTTATTCCGCCTGAATAGGGGCTTATGTTGTAAATAGTTGCACTCCTTGCCCAACCTTGTGTGTTTCCTGCAACAGTTCCTGCAACATGCATTCCATGATCTGCTCCGTAAATCGTACTGTTTGTATCGCCATATAAATAATGGCTAATTCTAGGAACAGCTGAGCTGACAGCATTTCCAAATATATTCCATGAAAAAACATCCCAGTCAAGTTTTACAAATCTTATGTTACCTGTTCCATCTGCATTTACTGTAAATTCAGGATGATTTGGATTTATCAATCCGTCTACTACAATAACATCAACATGTTCGCCTGACAATGTACTGGTTATTTCTCCAGTCCTATTAGAGTATGATGTACCCCACGATCCATCTTGTGTTCCTTCTATAACTCTCAGCAAACCCCAATTTTTGTGTTCGCTTGCCATTGTATTAGAACGCCACCAATAATCACTATCTTGGATCCAGCCTTCAGGTTCTACTTCTATCCGTTTTTTGTGTTCTTCTACTGATATTATATCTAATACACGAGGATCATTCCTTATCAGCGCAACTTCATTTTCTTCTAAAATGTAGTTAGTATTTCTATTTCTAGGCCTACGCATAGCAACATCTACATTCCTATCAGGTATGTATAAATTACCGCCAGGTGTTTCCATGTCATCATAAAAATCATCTAGATCTTCAAAAGAATGTAGGGTAATAATGTATTCTTGCATTAAGAATTATCCTTCTACTTGAACTAAAGTGAGCGTGACAGTAATTGCTGCAGATGCACCTGATTTGTTAACAACTTTTAAAGGTATATCTGTAGTCACAGGTGATTCATTATTGAAGCCAAATACACCAGGACTTATGAGTAAAGTATCTGCTCCTGTAGTAATTGCTTCTGCAATAACTCCACTTCCAGGTAAAGGGTCAGTAGTTTCAGCTCTTGCTGCATCAGCAGTTCTACTTGCTGTGTCTGAATAGACAGTAACCCATGCTGCAGCCGATGTTTCTATTTTTAAGAGATAATAACTTTTGAATCCTGTTATAGTTATGTTGTCTGCTGATCCATCTAATATTGAAGTTGTGGTTGCATTTGCAGTAGATCTTGATAAAGTGGCATTGTCAGCTTGATTTGCAATTGCTACCCAAGCTCCGCTATGGGCAAAATACATCCTACCGTCTTGATGACTATGCAATATTGCTCCATGATACGTTGATGGAGAAGGAAATGTAGCTTGTGAACTGTAATAAAACGGTATCACAGTTCCTTCTACTGCTGGAGCTACAATTGCTCCTACATCACTAATTGTAACAAGACTATTTTGTAAGGTATCTCCTGTAGTGCTATCAAATCGTACAATTGCATTATCAGTTGAATTAGGCGCTTTGTTCACATCTCCTGAAGCAATAGATGATATTGTTCCGTCTCCGGTCACAGTTATTGTAGTATTGTCAACTTTTACAACACCTACATCTGCTGCAGTTGCTATAGGTAGGGCTGCGCCGGCATTATTTGCATTCCAGCTGGTACCGTCCCATGTCCAAGTAATATCACCTACTACATGCGTATCGTTAACTAGCGGTGAATTTGGAAAATTAATTGCCATGTTTGTTTATTCCTTTACTTATAAATCATAGATTATGATCATAATTTCGCCTAAGTTTAATGGATCTTCATTCCAGCGTCTAATTATAAATTCTACTCTGTCGGTAAATCTAGTTGTACCAATTTGTGCGCCATTTCCTGCTACCCAATTAGTACCATCATAACAAGCATTAACAATGTAATCTGTTCTAGCTGAGTATGAGGATGGAAACGTAAGGGTGTAAATTACATCTGTACTTTGAGCTGTTCCATCGCCTCCAGACTTTGCTACAGTATAGCCTGTGGTGCCGCTCCATGTCGGAGAGTTAGCATTCATATCAATAAATCCAACTGCAGTTGGTAAATTTTGAGCTGTGCTATAACCAGTTTGGGGTGTAGCATCTACCCATTGCAAACTGGTTCCATCATTGTAATATACTTTTAGAACTCCGACAGTTGAATCCCACCAAAGATCTCCACTGTCTGGATTTGACGGAGTAGTGTCACTAATTGTTACACTGGCACTATTGATTGATGTTGGAACAAATCTATTATTACTTGCAGACCATTCTAATACTTGCCCATCTGATATTCCTGCTAAACTTACATCACTATGATTTGCAACTGTTCCATATTGCGTCAGGTATCCAGCTACACTATGATCCCCCCATCCGTAAGCAGTATTCCAATCTGTAATGTTTTGTGCTGTAATTCCACCAGCTGGATCACTTGGTCCTATATATCCAGCTACACTATGATCCCCCCATCCGTAAGCAGTATTCCAATCTGTAATGTTTTGTGCTGTAATTCCACCAGCTGCACTAGCTGTAAAGACTGGGTCAGTTTCTGTAACTGTATTAACTGCTGATACCCAGATTGTGCCGTTGTATTGTAAGACATGTCCAGGTGTAGGATTAGATATGGATACATCTCCTAGGTCATTTAAATTTGTATCCCCTAAACTTGTTAAATATCCTTGGGTAGCGTGATTGCCCCAATTGTATGCGGTGCTCCAATTGGTAATATTTTGAGTAGTAATATTATATGCTGCACTTGCTACAAAAATTGGATCAGTTTCTTCATAAAATGTAATATATCCTTGGAGAGAATGATCCCCCCATCCGTAAGCAGTATCCCAATTAGGTTTGCTTGTTTCTAAGGTAGTTGTGCGGGTATTTAACTCAGAAAAATTACCATCTAATTCTTCAAATGTTAAAGCTTCGCCTTTTGTCAATCTTAAAGTTATTGCCATTATAGTACATATCCTTGTTCAACATATCCTGTTGTAATATATTGTGAATCTGGGTCCTCTACTTGGTCCTGCCCAAAACCAACATTATCAGGTTCAGTATTTACTTTATCTCCAATTGATCGCAATTCGGTAAGGGAATTATTATTTGCTGTCCTATAACCTAATTGTGAAGTTTTACCTCTGCTGGCATTTAATATTTTTGTAACCACAGTAGATAAACTTGGTTCATTCAATTTTCCTAACGAGTCTATTAGTGTAAAAACAGATATGCTTTCTTTTTTTGCCTGGGTCATTATAACCTGGCTAACTGTACGTGATGCAGTTTCACCAAAATTTCTTTTATCAAAAAAACCAACAACCGCATCGTATTCGGAAACTGGAAATTGTATTTTTTTAGTAAAATATGAATCAAAAAATTCAACAACTTTCTGTTCTGATTTTTTTTCTTTTGTTGGTAATGATGACATAAAAATCCTTATAAACTTGGAAATTCTAAATTCTGTAATCCACTTACTGTATTATCGTAAAAATCTTCATTTGCTCCGGTAATGATATTCGTTATATCTTCACGGATTCCTTCTTCTGTTAAATCCTGGATATTACCTATTAAATTTACACCTGCAAGCACTGCTGCAATTGGATTGTTAAATCCTTTACCAGTTCTTGTGTAATCAAATAAATCTACTCCACCTGATAATATTGCACCTAATGATACTGAACCTCCGCCTACTAATGTGTTTGGGCTAGGAGTTGCATCATAATGCGCTAAATCTCCAAATCCTACCGGTTCTCCTTGTCCGCCTTCTGTTACTCCGCCTCTGTCAATCCACACAGTCTCATATGCAACTGTCATACTGTTTTCATTTGTATCACTTCCAGGGGAAGAATCTACATTACCATGATTCCACTCTGTTATTATAGGGTTGACTAGAGTATAGGTAGTGTAAGTATGCCTTGTCATTTGGCTAATTTGAATATTTACAATAAAAGGATCTGTTACGCCATTATGTAATCCGAATGCATATTTGTTGCGAACTTCTCCCTTGTATGTGCTATCTCCTGCATCAGCTTGGCCGTACAATTTATTGTAAGCGCCCTTGGCCATATCAGATAATCCATAATTTCCATCTAGATAATAGTATCTATAATAAGCCTCTAACATTCCTGTTATAATGCCTAAATTGTCATCATGGAAATTTATTGTAATAGGATTGTAAGTAAGTCCTGTTTGGATTTGTTTTGTTCTATTATATTTTTTTTTTGCTTCTACATTTGCAGTAAAAGATGGTAATGTAGAATTTTTTACAAGTAAACCTGCTTCTAATTTATGTTTTTGATCCCATGACAGCAATGTCTTTTGCATTGCAGGACTAAAAGTAAAAGCGACATGGTATAGAAACTTTACTTTAGGAGCAAGTCTAAATGAATTTTTAACAAAGGTCCTGCTAGCATGCCTAGCATCACCTAAATTTCCTTTTGGATTTAGGGTTCCTGATAAAAGATTATCAAAGAATCCATTAAATGCATTACTCATAATTTACTTTACTATTGAAAGGGCAGGGTTACTGCCCATTATTGAAATTTTTATGAACCGCCACCAGTAGCTAATGTGCTAACATTTCTACCTATAGCAGTACCTATACCTGTACCTTGAGGCGTTTGTATAGCATTATCATAGCGTACATTTAATGTTATGGTGACTGGAGCAGATTCAGCATAGTTTAAAGAATTATAATTTGCACTTTCTAAGTAGCATCCATATAATTCAAACGTTTCTAAAATACCCGGAGTATTTGCTCCGTTGCCGCCATCTAGAATTTCTATTTTGGTAGTAAATTTGTAATCTAATCCAGATGCTGCACTTGATTGCTCATAAAAATCAAATTGCTTTTGGAGTTGTTCACCTACTAACAGTTGGACTTCATTATTAACATCTTCTCTTAAATTAATTGTAATCGGTTCCCAATTGTGCTTTCCAGCCAAATATACCCTTGAGTTATACACATCTAATGTAATTTGATCAAAAGTTAAATTAGGTTTTGTAACATCTACAACTTGCTTTGTTAATTCTGTTGTAGGGGTACTGTTGCCAAAATTTTGAAAAGATACCCTAAATCTATATTGTAATTTTGGCATCAATAGTGACTGCGAACTGGGGCTATCCCCAGTTGCAAGTGGCACTGTCATTTTTGATAAAGTTGCTATAGCCATTAAATCGCTCCTAATTTATTATTATTTATCGTATTATAAACCAGATATTTCACCTGTGTTTTTAATTCTTAAAGGTATGTAAATAAATTCGATAGCTTTTACAGGCTCTATTGCAATATCTACATACAACTCATTTCTATCAATTCTTGCAGGTGTATTATTTGATTCATCACAGACAACAAGGAAGTCATATAGTGCTCTAAGACCAACTAATTCTAACAGTAATGTTTCTACCTGCTGTTTGATTTCATCACGTGTGATTTTATCATTTGGTTCAAATAAGTATGGTTTTGCTAATACTTTTAGTTGACTTCTAAGATAGATAATTAACCTAGCAACATTTATTCTATCTAAAGCACTTGCAGTTAGTTGTCTAGTTTTTTGTCCAAAACATACTAAACCTGCACCAGTAATGAAAGTAATTGGATTAACATTATTTGAATATAATGTGTCGCGCAGTCCTTCGTTCATTGCAAGACTTTTAAATTCACCCTCTGATGTAATAAATCCGCTTGCTGTAGCATTTGTGATATTTCCTCTCCGTGTTCCTGCTGGCGCAAACCATGGATAAGCAACTTGATCACTCAAAGCAATAGTTCTTAACATCATATGACTTGCAGGAACAACTATGTTATTACCAAAATTGTCGCTTGTGAATCCAGATGGATAATAAACAGCCATGTAAGGATCTGAACTAACAAGTCCTGCATCATTATCTTCAGTTGCATTGTTAACATTGGTTGCCCAATTATTTAAATTAGTTCCTGTAGCTTCTAATCTAAATGGTGAGTCACCTACTATAAATGCTGTTAACCCTCTATCATAATTTAGCGTATTAAGTTCACCTATAAGTTCTGGATAACCAGGACATGCCATAAGATTAAACAATCTTGACTCATCATCACGTATTTCTTCGTTACTGTTAACTAAAGCTTGAAGAGATTGTACAACTACTTTACGCTGAGCAATCCTGCCAAAAGAACCTGATCCGTCTTCTTGATTTCCAGATTCTGTAACCCATCGATCAGGTACATACCCGTCCATAGGTTCGTCGTTATATCTGATATTTTTTGTAGCAGTGTTTACGTAATTTTTTCTAAATCGCTTAACATTAAAACCACTTCTACGTAAGTTCCATAACAACATTCCTTTAGGATATAGAGCTGGATCTGGACCATCTGGATCCATATAATCGGAATATAGTAAATCATTAATTTCTCCAGGCGTATCGCTATTTGCTCCTGCAGTATTATAACGAGCGTCAGCAAATAAAACTCCATTTTCAGACGTCTGATCAGTAGTATCAACTGTAAACCATCTCCTTACAAGAGGAATATCAGTTCTGCCTGCATTAAACTTGTACATAACTGGATAATTTTCTATATCTGATGTATCTATCCACAAATCGCCTGTAACTAAAGCAGTTCCGTCACTTTGAGTAAGAGGTATACTTGCACTAACAATTGGTCCATTTGGGTCGGTTTGAACAGTTTCATCTGCATCATAAAATGGACTTGCTGTTGCGCTTTGACCACTTGAACCATCATACAAATATCCAACAAATTCGCTACCATTATGCACTAAGATATCAACTTCATCAACTATAGAATTATACCAAAGTGTTTGGTCTGCAGTTGCACCTAATACTTCATTATCGCTAGCTGTATAGGTTAATACTTGCCATAAAGATGCTTGTAGTTCCGAAGGACTCGTAGTATTATCGGTTCCCGGTGCATAGTACAAGTTAGGAGTTCCGCTATTTTCATCTACAAAAGGAGTAAATCCTGCTTCTGCTAAACTACCATCAGTATCAACAAATTTAATTTCACCTCCAAGGCTATGTGATATTTGAACTTTATTTTGACTTGTTACTGTAGCACTTACATTGTCTACACCAGCATCACTTATTGCAGAAGCTAGTAAAGTTGCATCAGTTGCTTGTCCTGTTGGATCAAAACTAACAGTAATAGGACTACTCATTGCTATTGATCCGTTATCTGTAGAACTCATTGTAAAAGTTTTTGTTCCTGCTGTAAGGGATCCTGCAGAAATCTTTGTTCCAGTAACTGTGGTAGGTGCTATATTATCTCTTCTATATAGTTTTATTGTTGCTGTTGGTCGAAAACCTTTGCCTACATCTGAAAGTGCATATAGTTGGCCTGTGAGTAAATTTATTCCACCACCGGATCTATCCATTTCGTATAATGCTTCAGCATTACTTGAATAAATGTCAACGTCTTGACCTTCCCATAGCTTTGTACTATCATTCCATTTTTTTACATCAAGCTTTGCTCCTAAATTAGGTATAGTAGTTTTTAGCCATATACTTCCAGTTGGTCTAGGCTTAGCATCTAACGCCTTAAATTCTGGTATAGATGTGTGTTTTGATATTTGCAATTTTGGAATATATCGTGTTGCAATTGTAGGAGTACCTGTATCTGCTGTAATTCCAATTTCAGCAAATCCATCTATATCTGCACTAGGCACATTTGTGATTGTCATATGCGATACCCAACCGCCGTTGCTAAATCTACCTGTTGAGTAAATTTCTAATCTACCATCAACAGCTTGGGCACTAACATTGCCTGCTACATAAACAGTGTTAATTGTTAGGGCAACATCAGCAGCAGTGTCTCCAGGATTTAAAGCAATTGATACTGCTTGTCCAGATTCTACGTGAGGACTTCCGTCTTCATTGTACAATGTTATTTCTATTGCTGCAGCTTGCGCTCCTGCAAACTCAAATACATTTGTTCCTTTTGCAGTTGGCCAACTTTTTACCCATGGATCACTTCCAACTAAAACCCAATCTCCTGATCTATTTCTATAAAATGCGCGGTTCAAAGTAGATGTTGCAACAACTGCATACTGTCCAATTGACCCTACTGTTTTTGCTGGGATATAACCGGCAAATCCGTTTACAGATAATGACCCTGTATTTGATGTTTCAGTTTCATCTGTAATTACAATAGGTTCTTTGTTTGTAAACACCTGTCCGTCATTAATTAATGATTCACCATTCCATTCTTGCAAACCCCATAATGTTGTGCTCGTGTCAAACCAATACGCACCGTCCATTGGCGCAGCACCTGGTGCTGTAGGTGATCCTTCTAATTCTGCCAAATCAATATCGGCTCTAACTACATATGCTCTGTTTGCTATGCCTAGAAAACTGTAAGCTGTTTGCAATCCATATTCATTTAATTCTGATCCATGGATAGGGTTATTATTATTGTCTGTTTTAAAAATAGGATCTCCAAATGTATCTACTAAATCACGCTGAGATGTTAGTAAATAGGGAACACCTGCGTTGCTGGCTAAAGTTCCTGCTGCTGTTCCTGATCCTGATCCGTTAGGTTTGTTGCCTGCTGTTGCAACAAATATACAAGGTAATGTACCTGGTTCTGCTGGGGTATAAAAACTTTCGTCAACGACTTTAACTTCTACACCTGGTGATACTAGTGCCATAATCTATTCTCCTCTAAGGCTGATATTTCTACTAGTATTTAGTTATTTTTTTAAAAATTACATTTTGTAACGCCTTAAAAAGGGGTGGAAAAGGTTAGATAAATAGGATATGAGACCTTTGTGCATATGTGGATTTAGACCTGCAGCTATTAATTATGTAAAAAACAATAAGATATACTATAGAAAAAAATGTGAGCGTTGTTTAAAACACAATAATGTTGCCGTAGGAATACCTTTATGGAAACAACGGGGATATTTAAAAAAAAATGTATGCGAAAAATGTGGATACAAAAGCCAATATGAAGAACAATTTAATGTTTACCATATTGACGGAAATTTAAAAAATTGTAAAGTAAGTAACCTTAAAACAATTTGTGCAAATTGCCAACGGATTCTTTACAAAGAAGGAATAAAATGGAAGCAAGGTGATTTAATTCCTGATTTTTAACCTATGATAAATGAATAACCTGTGCCTCCTGGTACAGCGGTTGCTACTTCTTGCTCTAATTTTTCTAGTTCTGCACTTGCTTCATTTTTTAATGTATCACCATTAAGTTGACCTCCGCCTTGCGGTCCTGCTATCGTTGCAAATTTACTCCTAGCTTCTCCTAACATCATCTTACTAATGGCTAAAGCATAATCTCTTATCCAGGATTTTGCCATGTAATCGTTTAGTAATTGTTCATCTGGTCTGTAATTGTAACATTCTAAAAGTAAAGTTTCTTCTGCTCTAGGCCTTTGTAATATTGTTAATTTGTGTGTAGAACTATTCCAGTTAAATTCTATAAATGATCCAAACATTCTTCCAACTAATTCTTGATATTGGCTAAAAAAATCATATGTAGCCAATCCTCCTAAATTAGAACTCGCAAGTAAATACGTGTTTGTGTAAGCCAAATTAAAAGGCTCAAATAAACTACCACCGTCGCCGCCGCCTGTTCGTGATCCTATACTTCTACGAAAAATCTTTTTAACTTCTACTATCTCTTTTGGTAAAGTATATTGGTTTTGGTCAACTATAGTAGGCATAAAAAAATAGCTTTCTTCTATGCTGTTGTCTGATCGTTGTCTAAATCTAGTTAGAGCTTTGTCTAAAGCAGTAGCATAGTGTACAGGATCAAGTTCTACATCCACCATTCCTCCGCCGAGCATGTTGTGGATATAGTCATAAACCTCTTGTCTATAGGTTGTTAAATCATTCATAGGTCATATCTCCTATTGTATTTATCGTAAGATAAATACAATATGCCAAGATTATCTTTATACCGGCCCAGCAAGGGCAATGATTATAATTTTATAGATGCTAGAATTTTTGAAATGTTTACTGTAGGTGGAACTGATGTAAACATTCACAAATATCTAGGACCTAAAAATCCAACAGACGAGCAAGCAACCGCAGATATACCTCAGTATGATGTCATAGCAGAGACAAATATTCAAGATCTACTGTTTTTAGAAAATAGAGATAGGAAATATGATCCAGATATCTATACTATTCGTGGTATATATAATGTACAAGACATAGATTTTAATCTTAGTCAATTTGGATTATTCTTAAACAATGACACTCTTTTTATGACTATACACATTAATAGTTCTGTTAAAACTCTTGGTAGGAAAATTATGAGTGGTGATGTTATAGAATTACCTCACATGAAAGACGAATATGCCATGAATGATTTTCATGTAGCATTGAAAAGTTATTACGTAGTAGAAGATGTGAGCAGAGCAAGTGAAGGTTATAGTCCTACATGGTACCCTCATCTTTATAGATTAAAATGCAAACAAATAGTAGATAGTCAAGAATTTAAAGATATATTAGATTTACCAATGGATGAAGAAGCTCCTGCTGCAGGAAGTTTACGTGATTTATTATCAACTTACTCAAAAGATTTAGAAATAAATCAAGCAATTGTAGCACAAGCAGAAGCTGATGCGAAAAAAAGCGGGTATGAAACTGGACACTTTTTTACCCTACAAACCGGTGATGATGGCAAAGTTGAACTTGTTACAACTGATTTGACCGAATTAGATGCAAGCACAGCCAACGAATTGGCCGATAGAGTTATGCAAACTCCGGAACGGACTGGATACACTGGTTACTTATTAGGTGACGGTATTGCTCCAAATGGAGAAATTTTTGGTCATGGAGTTATTTTTCCCGAGGGCAGTGTCAATGGTGATTATTTTTTGAGGACAGATATGATTCCAAATCGATTATTTAGATACGACGGTCGTAGATGGATAAAAATTGAAGATGCAGTTAGAATGACTATGACTCAAACAAATGATAGAAGCACTCAAAAAGGCACATTTATTAATAACACAAATACAACAACTGTAGCTGGCGAAACTATACCCGAGCGTCAAAGCGTAAGTAAAGCTTTAAGAGCAAAAACTGACAATCTTTAATAGGATCATATATGCAACATTTTTATGACGGACAGATAAGAAGGTATATAACTCAAATAGTCCGTATGTTGAGTAACTTTAGTTACAAAGACTTAGAAGGAAACATAAAAATAATACCAGTGGTTTACGGAGATTTGGCAAGGCAAGTAGGTTCTATATTAAAAGATAATTCAGAATTAAAGTTAGTCGGTGCTCCAAAAATGAGTGTTTATATCACAGGTTTAGAATTAGATAGAAGTAGATTATCAGATAGTAGTTTTATCAGCAAAGTTAATATCCGAGAGAGAGCATTTGACGAAAATAACAATGAATATTTAAATTTCCAAGGAAAAAATTATACAGTTGAAAGGCTTATGCCTACACCTTATAATTTAACTGTGAATGCAGATATATGGTCAACAAACACTGATCAAAAACTACAAATACTTGAACAAATTTTAATGCTTTTTAATCCAAGTTTAGAAATTCAGACTACAGATAATTTTGTTGATTGGACAAGTTTAAGTGTTGTAAATTTAGAACAAGTAACATTTAGCAGCAGATCAATAGGAACAAGCACAGAAACGGAAATAGATATTGCTACTTTAGGATTTAGTACACCGATTTATATTTCTCCACCTGCAAAAGTAAAAAAGTTAGGTATTATCCATACTGTTATAACAAGTATTTTTAACGAATCTTATGGCAATGTAGATCTTAATCAAACCATGCCAGAACTGCTAGCATATGCAGATGGTAGGTACAAGTCTGATTCAATTCATAAAACTGTAGTAAATGAAGATGGAACAACTGAAGAAATTTATGATCATTTGCCTGCATCGAAACCTGATACAGATGCTGTTATAGCTACTACTTTTGGTAACTATGATTTATTTGTTCTAAATAATACTGCAAAATTAATTGATAAAAATCAAATAGGATCTGTATCATGGGAAGAATACTTTAAGGCATATCCAGAAATCTTTACACCGGGCATATCTGAATTACGTCTATATAGGAATGATCTTAATACGGATATTGTAGGTAGTGTAACAATAAATCCATTAGACGGTTTTAGTTTGTCTATCAATTGGGATTTAGATACTTTACCAAGTGATACAATAATCAATGGTCCGTTAGGAGACAAAACAAAAATTGATTATATAATAGATCCTACAAAAACTAATCCTACCAATTTAAAATTTCCTGGTTTACGAATACTTTTATTAGATGAAAATATAGGTAATATAGATAATTTAGACGGTGCTGACGCTTGGAAAAACAACAACGGAACTGATTTTGTTGCTGGCGCTAACGACATAATAGAATGGGACGGAACTGCTTGGCACGTTGTATTCGATGCAAATGAACATACTGGTGATATAATATACACAACAAATTTAAATACAAATATCCAATATAAATTCTTAGAAAAAGAATGGGTACTGTCATTTGAAGGTGAATACCCATTTGGCACATGGCGTATAGCATTCTAAGCTAACTATACATATGCGTGAAATAATATGTAGTGGTGCTTTAATATTTTCTAAATCAACAAATAAATTTCTTTTCTTACACCGTGCAAAAGGTAAAAATAACAATTTATGGGGTCTAGTTGGTGGAACCAACGAAGATAACGAAACACCTTGGTCTGGTTTGCAAAGAGAAATAGTTGAAGAAATAGGAAATATTAGAATAGTGAAAAGAATACCTTTAGAAATATTTGTTAGTAATGATGATCATTTCTTATTTCATACGTACCTGTGCATTGTAAATGATGAATTTATACCTAAATTAAATGACGAACATGACGGTTATGCATGGGTTTCCTTTTGTAAATGGCCTAAACCATTGCATCCAGGACTTCGTAACACACTTAGGACAAAAATTAATCAGGCAAAATTAGAAACTGTTATAAAATTAATAACTCATTTAGACAAATAGATAAATGGAAAATACAGAATTACATTGGGCAAATAATGAAAATTATTCGGCAAAAATTTTAATTTTTGAAAATGCAGGATTTAAAACGCAAACTATGTTGCACAGTAAAACTTCGAAAACATGGTTTGTAAATTCCGGCAATTTTATTTTAAAGATTATAGATACAAAAACAGGAACTCAAGAAGTTCACGAAATTGGTGATGGGAAAACCATACATTTTCATCCTCTAAGTCCGCATAGTTTAGAAGTTATCATACCAGGAACAATTACTGAAGTAGCAACTAGTGATCCAAACACTGATCTATATATATTAGGTTAGGCTTGCGCTTCACCCCAACGTAAGATTATACTAGAATTAATTGCTGTTCCTGTTACCTTTGTAACATTTATTGCTAAAATGTCAGGACCATTTGGATATGTTCCTCTACCTCCTAATGGCGTATTTGTAAGTTCTTTTAATTCTCCTAAATCTAATGAACTACTATTTCCTGGATTTGTGATAAAAGAAAAGACTGTTTCACCGGGTTCAGCAAATGATGATGCACCTAATTCAAAAATTACATTTTGACTAGCTGTTAAATTACCTATAGAAGTTTGACTAAATGTAACTTCATAAAAAGAGACCGTGCCTAGTGTAAGGAATTTTATATTTGATACTGCTGTTCCTGCAGGCCAATTTGTGTCAGTTGCGGAAACCTTTGTACCTATTGTAACATTAGAGCTGTCAAGATCAGCATTAAAAAACAATAACCTGTTTGTAAATCCTGTATAGTTCCTATAAACAAATCTGTATGTAGTACCAAGGTTCTGATTACCTTGGGCAAGACTGTTACCTAAACTTGACTGATAGTAAATTTCAGCTCCAAATGGACCATTGTCATTAACTGACGTTACAGTAAATATTTCGCTAGGATCTGTGAATCTATCAGGATTTTGTGAATAAATTACAGACCCAACTGCTATTGGATTTGCTTGAACCTGACCACTATTTAGGTACAACGGGTTGTAATTTCCTCTATACAAACCGTTGTAGATAAAACCAGTGTCTACGTCCGATGCTAGGGTTGAAATTGTTACCGTTGAAGCAGTTGTATTCCCCCAATCTATACCTCCTGCAGGTGCAACCTGAGCAAAACTAGGTTGTCCTCCTAAAGCTTGACTACTTAAAGCTGACCAAGCAACATCATTAGGATTGGTTGGATAATTGTTTGGATTTAAGATACCTTCAACAATTAAAGCACCCGAACCTGTATCTGATGTTACTTCTATAGATTTCAACAGCATTTGTGCTCTGTTTAATAATTCCCGTTCGCCTAAATCTCCTATGATTGCATTTGATACACTAGGTGCAAGTCTTATTAAAAAAGCAGTTTTAGGAGTTGTGCTAATTGATAATCCTGTTGCTGCATAGGAGAAAATATAACCTCTATCTTCGTCAAAACCACCATCAGTAAGGAAAGCACTACCCCAATGGCTTATCAAAGGTGTGATAGTTTGAGATATTAAAATTACACCTTCTCCTGCTGTATGAGTAGCTGCTGCTCCTGCACTAAATGATCTAAGAGCGCCTGCTTGAAATACCGAATAACTTGCTGCCCTAAGAAGTCCTGTTAATTTATTGTTGTCCTTATCATTTCCAGTAAATTCTATAACTTCATTTTCGATATATACATATCCTGCGTCTGGAAAAAATGAAGAATCGTATAATGTTAGCTCTGTTGCAGAATCTGTCAAATCTACTTTTAATCTGCCTGGAGGACCTTCATTTGTAACTTCATACCTTACTGGCAAGTTGCCAGATCTCATAAAAGCTTCTGTGTTAATATTTGAATTACGCATCCTGTGAGCAAAAACAAAATTTCCATCTGACCCACGTAACATGAAATCAATAAATCCAGCGCCATACCAACTATATTGAATTCCTATCATCTGCATAGTTGCAACATCTATTTCGTATCCAGATGGGCCAGTTCCGTCTAATCTGTCCATATTGAATTCTGATTGTTTAACCTTTTTATCAACAATCAAAGCAACCTTTGCTCCTGTTATTGCAGATACACCTCTAAAATCAGGTGCAATGTAGCACACTGTTTGAGAATCTACTCCTGTTACTAGATGAGTCATTCCTTTTATGATAATCCTGTCACCATTTTTTATTTGATCTAAAAATCTAGTATTAGTACCTGTAACTAAATTTGTATCTGGATTACAAGAAATTGTTCCTGCTATTTGTTTTGTTCCAGTACGTTGTACAACTGAAATTTGTGTTCCATCGTTTTCCCAAAAAATTCCATTTTGATCATCAAATATTCCAGCACGGACTGTGGCTCCATGCCAAGATACAACACTCATTTGAGCACCAAATCCTAGGACAGCGTTTAAGGCTCCTAAACGTCTTTGAGCTCTTACAGTAAAGGTTTTTTCGTCTATGACACTTGTAACGGTGTAATCAAAATTTGGTGGCACAGCAGTATAAGGTCCACTGTTATAACCTGGTGTTTCTATACCTAATAATCTAATTACACCTCCTTCTTGAACACCGTGATCATTATTATCTGTTGTAATTGTTATTATACTTCCAACCTCATTGCCAGTAGAAACCACTGACGCTAAATCATAACTTGGTGCAAATAAAGCACCGGTTGTGTACATAATTCCTTTACCAGATTGATAACGTATATATTTTTTACTTTGTCTTATAGCTTGTGCCCCGTGTTGCGGTCCTCCAGTTCCTAATTGAACACCACCGTCATAGGGCCTATGTACAAAAAATGAATCAGGTCTTGGGTAAACAGAAGCTACTATTGGATCTTGTGCTTCATCTTGTGTAATAGTTTCATCTAATTCGTAAAGGCTAGATGTATTTCCCCATTCATTAGTAAATGAATTTTGTAAAGTTCCCCTTTCATAAAAATATGCAGTGCCAGTATACACCCATTTTGGCGGTACGAATGATAAAATTTCCGCATATTCTGTTGCATCTTCTATATCATTTACGTCAACTAGAGTTGTTGAGTTTTTCCTAATTTTAACGTAATTTGCATTTGCACCTTGCACTAATTTAACTCCTGATTCCCACCAAGTTGGATCTTGACTATCAAATAATGTAGTTGTAGTTTGGACTGCTTGAATATCTTCATCTATGAATCCAACTGCTCTTGCTGTAAAAGTTAGTTGGTCAAGTGCAGGTATATTAGTTGCAAAGAAAGATCCTGCAGCTAAATTGTGATTATTTAACCCATCATCAGATGTCACTCCTACAATAAAAGTATTGCCTGGCACCAATCCATGCGGATTATCAAATGTAATCAGTAAAGTAGCAATTGCAGTAAAATCTACAGTTTCGGCAGATAGCAATGGTTGTGTAGTAGGTTCCGAAATTGTAATTGTTGATATAAAATCTACCGTATCGCCAGTTGCCGTAGAACTATATTCTAAAGAAATTGTACCACTTGAATCATCTTGTATTGCTCCATTTAATTCCTCATTTATAATTATTGTTAAACTATTAGTTTGATCGCCACCTAATAAATTACCCGCAATTAGTATCCTATCACCTACAGCATAATTTTGTCCACCTGATGATACAGTAGCAGTGTAAGTTCCACTAGATCTAGTTACTTCGAATGTAGCACCGTTACCGTTTGGTGTAATATTTGTACCACCTACATTGTTTACAGGAGAAACACCTGTGCTTGCAATACCTGTATTAACTGCGACACTCACTAGCCTATTCATATCATCTACTGCAGTAACATCTAGTATTAGATCGTTAGTAGGTGTAGCTCCTAACAGTAAATTTCCTGGAATTGTGATAGTTTGTCCTACATAAAACAAAATACCTGGCGACACTACAGTAACACTTGAGTATGCACCCGCTGACAGTGTAATATCAGCTTGTGCTCCTATACTTGTAACAACGTTGCTATTCGCTCCTGACACAAATCCATAATTGTAAGCAGTTCCGGATAATGTGGTACTTGTAATTGCACCAGCGTCTACTTGTGTAATAGTAATGGTTAAATTATTTGTTGGATCATTACCACCTAATTCAGATCCTAATATCTGTATTTGGTCGTTCTGAGCAAACCCTGTGGCATCTAGCTGATCTAAGAAATATTGTGTACCGACCTGACTAATAACAATTGATGTAATTGCACCTGATCCTGTTATTGAGTATTGAGGATTATTATAAACTGCTGTTTGATCTGGTCCAGTGCCACTTTCAACTGTAAATGTTTCTATATTACCTATGCCTGTTACACTAGCTACACGGATCACAAGGGTATTAGACGCACTTGTTCCTGTAATTCCTAACGCAGTGTAAGGAATAATTATTCTATCGTCAATATCAAAATCTTGGCTCAGATCCGGCGACACTAACGAAACAGTGTAAACATTATTCAGCCACTCAATATCCCACACTGCATTTGTTCCAGTTGCTCCTGTGCCTGGCAAATCAAAATTTGTTAAGGTTGCTTCTCCTGCAAATGCAGTTCCTGATGCTGTAATATTTGTTATTCCTCCGACGCCGTCTACTGAATCTACAAAAATATTAATATCATTAATAATATCTTGACTACCAATTAAAAATCCAGCTATTTTAATCCTATTTCCCGGAAAGTAATCTTCACCTGCGGTATTAATTGTGACAGTGTAAGTAGTTCCCGTAGCTGTTATGTCGAAGGTAGCATTTGTTCCAACAGGTGCTAGAAGAGCTCCAGTTAAGTTGCTGTAAACGCTGGTTTCTCCTATAAAAGTTCTTTCTACTTCACTTGTAAAAGTAACAGTATTTCCCACCACACTTTCAACAAATACTGCAGTTCCATTACCATTGTCGATTGCTAAATTATCAACAATACCGGTAACATCTACAAAATCTATTTGATTTGTAAATGTATTGTAATCATTGAATACTTGCGCTGTTAAGTAAAGCCCACCTCCGGTGCTCGTAGTCTGCACAGCAGTTACTTGGGCGCCTGTTGTTATCTTTGCATTAGATGCAGGCGACCCAACATCAGGAGCTGGGCCATCGAATGGAATAATATAGCTACCTGAGTCAGTGTCTAATTCTACTGTAATTGTTGTGTTTGCGCCTTGTGATAAGACTGTGAATTCGGCTCCGCCGATATCGGCTCCAGTATAAAATCTTCCCTTTCTAAGTTGAGAATAGGTATTCGTTAAATCTTCGCCTGCTGTAGAACCTACTTTTGCTTTTGCATAATATTCTAAAGTGGTGTTTGATGGTACATTTATAACTACAAATGATCCTTCTGCTCGTGCAACTCCAGTAACACCGTCATTTAATGCCTTAATAGTAATCGGATCGCCTACATCTATACCATGCGCACCTACCGTAGTAACTGTAATTAAACTTTGTCCTACACCATTTGTTCCTGAGCTTGCATCTGTTGTAATAGAACTTACTAAGATATCTGATCCAGGAATTTCATATATAGAAGGATATCCTCGTAAGGTAGATATTGCAGCCCATTTTGTAGGTTGGAGACCATATTCAAAATCTGCATCAAGCATAGACAAAGGTTCTGCAATCCTGTTCCTTTCAATTGCATCTGTACCAAAGTTGTATGGACGGGTTACAACAACACTTTTAGCATTTTCTACAGTTTCTACAAAAATTTGTATATCGTCAGTTGCTGACATAGTATTTGTAGAGTTACGGAATTTTAATGTTGTAATTCCGTCTGTAGTTTGTAGATAGGTCGGAAAATCTGTATTATAATCTCTAAAACTATCTGTAATCTCAATTTCACCGCCTTGATCAAAATTATTAAAAGAATACATAATTGTATTCGTTGTTGCGTTGTTGATTAGTAATATCTCTGATAAGTTGTACTTACCTTGAATTTGAATGTAACCTAAGGCATTGCTACTTAGTTCTGGTATAAAATCTAATCCTCCGCGAATGACTTGAGTAGTAATATTAACAAGGTTGTTTATAACATTAAATGCAGAACTTTCAGCTTGCTTACTTTCGTCAATTGTTTGTGATATTCCACCTAAATTTGTCCACGCTACATTTTGGAAAATATTTTCAACAATCAAATCACCGATAAAAAAATGTGTCATAATTTCTGGTATTCTATTACCGTCTATTTGGGCAACATCTTGGTCCCAATAGTATTTTACAACTTTTCTAGTCTGCTCATTACCACCATATTTTAAATCAGTGCTATATGCATCTAACACATATCTAACATCTCTTTGACATTTTTCTTCATTGTATGTATAATTTTCATCAAATGTGTTATTCTCAATAATTTCATTTTTCCTAGACAAAATTGCTGTCGTTGCATCAATTGTTTCTTGGTTTGCCCATAAGCTTATACTAGGCGCTGTCCTGATAATAGCATCTAACACTACTGTTGCTTCTGCTAAATCATTTGCACCAAGAACATCTATTGTAATTTGTACTAGAGTTTCAACGTAAGATGTTTCTGATATTGTACCATTATTACCACTTGTTATTTGAACTTCGTTATTACCTGTACTCGGTGTAATAGCTGTGCCTGTAATAATGTCTGGTAAAATTGCTTTTAGATGTGTATATGCAGCTACTGTTTGTTCTTTGTGCGAAGGATCAATTCCAGGATCATTATTATCTAAATGATAAAAGAAGAACTTGCTTTGATCATAAGTTGCAGCATTGCCACCATATAAAACATCATAACAACAAGCCTCAATTATATAAATTATATCTCGAGTGCATTTTGACACATCGTGATCTGTAGGAGCATAATTAGCTTCTACATAGGCATTTATCTCTGCGGTTATAAAATCTATATTCGCAAGTAATTTATCTTTAGTTGCAATAGCATTTGAACCTGCGGTAATAGGATTAGTAAAGTCCAAAGCACTTGCTGCTGTTTTACCATTTTCTATTATGTTTATCAGCTCAACTTTGTAACTTTCTATTTTGTCTATTATCGTTTGCGATAGTGGACCTGCAAATTCTCCAGTACCTATTTGTACTGTTTTAGTTTCTTCGATTGTATTTGTTATAATCCTAGAAACTGTATTTGATAAATCTAAACTATTTGTTTCTGTAAAACCTAAAAATCTTGCATTATAGTTAGTGTCAAGACCAACATCATATACTAAACCATCAAATATGTAATCTAAATCTCTTTTACATTTAACTGTATTTTGAACTTCGTCGTTGATATATGCAATGATTTCTGATACTATAAAATCTTTATTTGATTCTAATAAACTGCTAGCATTTGGTTGAAGGTCTTCTGATAAACCAAAACCTGGTTTAAATACATAATTTTTAACTAAAGTTTTTGCCATTTTTATATTCCGAATATGATAGAAAATCCAATAGCTGCTGAATCTACATAAGTTCTATTTGCAATCGCTGCAGGAGATGTAGTTATTTCAGTAACTGTGCCGTTAGTGAAATTACCTGTAGACGGAGTAGTTTGTCCTATTGGACTATTGTCTATCTGAGCATTTGTTAGGACTAAATTAGAACCAAACGTATTATAGAACGGAATTGTTGAACCAATGTCAGTAATTTGCCCTATAGTAACGTCATCAATTTTAATTGTAATATTTGTAGTAGGATTTATTTCTATGGAAGATATACTTGTTATTGCCGGTGAAGATGTGCTTAAAAATTGCAGATTGTTTCCTATGCTTACATTTTTGTTAACTGCTACTCCGCCATCAACAAACAGAGCACCCGTGCTTAGATCTGTTGATTCTGTGATATTTTTAATTGTTACAGTATCAAAAATTCCAATAGCTTCAGTAACAACTATAGTGCCAAATTGTGTTCTAGCTTCATTGCTATAAAAAAGTTGTGTAATATCGCTAGATGTAGGAATGTTAATTGTATAATATCCATTGCTTTTACCTTGAGCGTCTCTGCCTCTAAGTCCTGTATCATGCACCATATTACCAGAAAATAATGTTTCTCCATCATCTTCTAAAATATATAGTCCTGTATTTGTTAATGTAAGACCAAAATATACAGTTTCAGTTTTTGAAATTGTTATGGTAGGAAAACTACCAGTTTGTCCTACAATAGAAATAATACCGTCAACTGTTTCTAAAAATTCAAAATCAAACTCAATTCCTACACTTTCCTCACTCAGTGTTAAGGAAGTTGCAGTAATATTTCCTAAAGAATCTACATTAAAAAAAGGACTAGTATATCCAAAATCTGATTGTACAGGTTGTTTGAATGATTTCCGCATTAATTCTCCATTATAAAATATTTAGCTGATTTAAAAACTTATAGGAGAAAGAGTCTTAAAGTAGTTTGCGGAATAGATAAATTTTGCTGTTTCTATTTTTTTATTAACAGGTGTAATTGTCACGTCTACATATGATCTATTCACTGTTGCTTCTAATTTTACAAGTTCTCTATTTAATTGAGATCTACCAAAAACTTGTAAATTTGCAATTTCAGTGCTGGCAACAACCATGCATTTTATAATTTCTTTATTCTCTGTTGATTCGTCAATTAGGATTGTATATTCTGCTGCACATACTTCTCCTATATACCAACGGTCAAAAGAATTAGAACGGCCAATTAATTTCCATGGACCAGAATGCGTAAATCCGCCATTATTATAAAATGTTAGGGAATTATTAGTACCTAACCCAAAAAATTTTCTAAAAAAATCCATATAATCATTATTCCAATTTATGATTATATTTATGCAGTATTTTTTATAAAAATAAGTTTAGATAATTCTGGTAGATACAAATATTCAATATTACTGTTAGTCAAAGTCCGTATCGCATCATCAAGTGTTTCGACTAAAGGTTCGCCTCCTAGATTGAAACTCGTATTGAACAAAATTGGAATATTTGTTTGTTTATAAAATTCTTTAATCAGGTTGTAAAAATGTAAATTTTGTTCTGCTGTAACAGTTTGAATCCTACATGTTCCATCAGTATGGATAATAGATGGAATTTTTTCTGCTGTACCTTCTTTACAATTTACAGCATACATCATAAATGGCGAATTTTCCATACCTCTTAGGTCAAACCATTCGTGAACATGTTCTTCAAGGATAGTTCCTGCAAATGGTCTAAAATATTCTCTATTCTTTACTGTATTAACAAAGTCTTTTCCGTCTTCAAAAGTTGGATCAAATAATATGCTGCGATTGCCTAATGCTCTTGGTCCGTTTTCACTTTTGCCTTGGAAAATACTCACAATATTTTTTTCTCTAATCAGCTGTATAACTTTTTTATAATCTGCATCAAATATTTCAGCATTTGTGTTTTTTAACCTGTTCTCTACATCCTGTATACTATAGTTATACTTTGGTCCATAATAGAGTGTTTCTGCTTTAGGATACGATTCACTTTGATTTACTTCGTTCCAAAATAAAAGAGCTGCACCCATTGCTGTTCCAGCATCGTTACTTACTGGTTCTACATATATGTCTATATTTTCATCTCCAAGAGATTCTAGATAGTGGTAATTAGCTACACAATTTAATCCATATCCACCACTTATAACAACATTTTTTCTACCTGTTAATAAAACTGCATGCTTTATAAATTTTGTTACTTGGTCTTGGGTTTCTATCTGACAAGCATAAGCTAGATCTCTCCTATTTTGCAATGTTGTTACATCACCTTCTATATTATCCTGTAAATACTCGAATAAATTAGCATTCACTGAAGCAGCCATTGGATATAGTGGACAAATTAAATTTCTATTTGATATAGGCACAATTGAATTTGATTCGAACAATTTTGGTATTTTAGAATTTTCATTACCATATGGAAACAAACCCATAGTTTTTCCAGCTTCAATTGCTGAAAAATTACAATATTGCGTCACTGCTTCGTATACTTTAACGATACCAGCTCTGTCAGTAACCCAAGCTTGGTGTGTTCCTTCTTCTATAATATTCCTAGAATCTAACTCATCATAATAACTAGCAACAATAGGTTCTTTACAACCATAATTTTTAAAAATTGTTTTTAGATTATTAGGATAAGAACAATCTATTATAGATTCAGTTTCAAATACGGTAATAGGTTCTCCACCGTATTGAATGTTAAAAAATGTTCCACAGCCATCAACTACTACTGCAACAGCATCATTATATCCTGATCTGTAAAAAGCACAAGCTGCATGCAATTTATGATGGATACCACTTAAATCAATTACTTGAGGGTGATTCCTGTTATCTATGTTTACATTTGATTCTATTAGTCCTAACTTTCTAGCTAAGCCAGTATATAT